TTCGTAATAAATCAATATCAGGGATATTAATTCAATAATCTCAATATATGACCCCAAAAATAATTGGGGTCTATTATTTAAGAGACTTATCATTACACATTGAGATTTTCATTTCCTTCTTCAAAGTAAATGCTCCATACCTAACTCTCTTAAAGTAAAACTCAACTAAATTAACGAAGAATTTAATCAATAAGATGCCGACTCACAGCTCTTGTGTGAACGTGATAACGAGGGTGATTGATTCTGTGGTCGGCATATACGAAAAAAGACCGCCTAAGCGATCTTTAAGAAATTTATAACAGATTAAGGTTGAACTTCCTTATCTACTCAGCATCATTTTCTTTAGTTAAACAATAACGCAAATTTTGTCTAATCGCTTCAATTGACCAGATCCAAAAAGCGGTTCCAACAAACTCAGAAATTAATGCTTGATAACCTGCTGTCCAAAGCCAGCCAGACAATCCTAGTAGAGGTACGACTAAACCATGAGCAAAAACAGAAACGCCAATACCAAAACAAATACCGTGTAATAATTTAACCTTTGGCAAGAATTCAGCAATAACACAATATGTCACAGCGATAACTATTGAGAATAATATATGAACACCATTACCGCCCCAATTAATACTATATCCCATCCAATGATAAGTCATAGTATCTATATTTAATCCAAGCTTTTCGAGTAAGACGACTGGCGGGGGTGTCGTTTCAAGTGTTCTCGGGGGAATTAGGTCTTCAAAACCAGATTTAACTAAAGCTGAAAAGATACCCGCTATAATACCAACATATATTGCTATACCAATATGCCTAGAACTTTTTTTCGTTAACTTAAACAAATCAATCATTATATATACTCGCTCTATAAATTGAATATTATGAGTATAGTAGAGATAAGAATACCTGTTTATTATTTTAATTATTAGTTAAACACTGCAGGTTTATTCTTATAGGATAACAATAAATTTCATCTTGAATATAAACAAACAATCAATGAAAACGAAAAACTTCCAACAAATTTTTTAATTAATAATTATAAATATATTTAAAAAAAACAAAACCCCGCCAAAGCGAGGTTTTGTATATTCAACTATTTAATGCTCAACTCATTTGAGCTGTCATCACACTTTTGCAAAAGATACATTTTGCGCCGTGCGGATTGTTCACTGTGACATCAAATTGTGATGTTCTATATTGTGAACCGCGACAACAAGGGCATTTAAAATAGAGGTGAATAGTAATAGCGCCTTTAGAGAGCCACCACGTTGCCTGCTGCTGGGCCTTTCATACCATTTTCCATGGTAAATGAAACTTCTTGGCCTTCCATCAGAGATTTGAAGTCATCACTCTGAATTGCAGAGTAATGTACAAATACATCTTTACTTCCATCTTTAGGAGTGATGAAACCAAAACCTTTATCATCGTTAAACCATTTTACTGTACCAGTCATTGTATTAGACATAGAATTTCCCTTAATTTATTTAATTTGCCATAAGGCATAGGCGGTTTGTTTTGTATTTTTACTTATGGGTATTAATTAGAAGGAATTCACAATGAAGAGGTATCGAGGATAACGCTAAATGGGAACAACTTTAAACTTACTAACATAAATAGGTCTGTACTTCCAAACCAGTGACGCTATTAAGCCATAGAAAAATTCAGATAGCAAACTTTATTTTTTAGCTGTAAATCAGATTACGTGCACCTCTAAAAAACACAACCTCGTTATACTCACGAGCTTTTCTTAATAGATAAACCATGTAATATCAAAACCATTATTAATACAATATATTGTGTTTTGTAATTACGCAAGACTATAAATAGGGTATTTTTTAATTATTTTATCCATATCTAATTTTACATTATCAACCGATAAACACCCTTCAATAAATCCTTCCGCTGCCTGTAATCGCTTAGCCACTTCATTATGCGAAATACCGAGTTTTGAAGCCATTGAACGCAAAGGATAATTCTTCACATAGTACATAATAACCAATTGAAACAAGTAACTATTATTTATCTTTAAATGTAATACCGCTTTATTGATTTTTAAGCCATCATCATCTGAACATTGCTCTTGGCTTCGTCTTGAACTTGGAATCAACCCTTTAAAACCTGCGGCAATTGATGAGTAATCGATACTATTTCCCTCATTAGCTGACCACGCTCCCCAACGCGATAAAACTTCCTGCATATCTCTCATACTAATGCTCCCCGTGCCGTATACACGTTAAACCAATGCCCCTATTCCTAATGAACGATTTAGAAAAGAAAATAACAATTCGATTTGATTGCCATAAGTGGCTTCCCACAACTTGGGATCACGATGTAACTCATCATGATGTTGCCGACATAATGGAATAGTGAATAAGTCATGAACTTTCGTTCCCATACCTCCCATACCATGGCCGATAATGTGATGTGGATCGTCAGCTTGTTGTCCGCAAACACAACAAGGCTGTGTTTTCACCCATTGAAGCCATTGGGAATTCTCCCAACGTTGCATTTTAGGTTTCAAAAGGAATGACTCTAGTGGCTCAGGATCGATAGCAACTTTTATGACTGGTCTTATCATGTCTAATCGTTCATTCATTGTTGATAGTGCTGTTACATTGCTTGGAATAATATCTGCTTCAGGAAAACCACCATGTACCCTGCGCTCTTTAGGTTTTTCAGACCAATCCAAAATTTGACGTAATATCGCATCAGGTAATTCATCAACCAGTTTATGCATCACAGCAAATGAGAAAAAATCGGGTACTGTCAGCTGGTGGCCATTATCCAATCTTAAACGACTGCGAATAGTGTCTACCATCCAAGCAATACGATTTTTATGAGCCAATTCAGCAACCCACTCAGCTGATGAATGGCGAATATGATTATCATGGTACCAACAAGTCCGTATCACACCGTCTTTATGCCATGTGGTTGTTAATTCATGATGATGATAACTGTCATGCTTATCGTTAATCTGACAACAATGGATATTTCTGCCTATCCACATATTCATCGATGACAATCCTCCCATAGCTTGGAGAACTTTTTTATTATTCAAAAAATCAACAATGCCCTTGTTATCCAATAATGGCTGTTCATTTCCTGTTAATGCCCCAGAAGGCCATTTATCTAAACTTTTTGGTACATCGCTAATAATCACGCGCGAATGTGGTTTAAATTGCTTAAGCAACTCCGCTCCAGGCTTCAATAAAACAACGCCAAGGTCAGACTGAATATAGGGCGTTAAGAGTAATTTCATTAAATCTCATCCTCAACTTTATATTCAGCCCATAACCCTGCAATCCACTTCACACCTTTAGTAGTAAACCTTGATTGTGCAAAAGCGTGGTTATTTTTTTGGTTCGTTCCCGTTTTTATCTCAAAGCGACCAAGATCGACATGAGTTTGATAAGGCGTAAACGTATTATTCAAGCGATACATAATTTTCTTATCAATTAAAAAACAACGAAAATCGGTTTCTTTCGCCTGCAGTAATTTACACACTTGTCGAAATGTCATAGAACCATGGGATAAAACATAATTATCAACAAACTGAGCCTTAGGTGTCGCAATCGCCAGTTCACTTTCCAATTTTTGTTTTTCTTCTGCTAAGTCTGCTGCTAATCGCAATGCTTCTGGTAATGTTTGAGGAATGACTTGCTGCATTTTTGATTCTAATTCCTGCCAGCGATCAACTATTTTTGCTGTGAACTGAGGTGACAATCGAGCTACCAACACCAGAGAGTCTCTTTTATTAAAACGATATTCAGTATATTGATTGCCGTTATGTTCAAAAGGGAACTCAGCCAATGGCTGGGTTAAAATTTGAGCAACAAAAAGCCTATCGGCAGAACGCTTAACATCGGAATGATTACTTCCCGTTAAACTGGCAATCTCTCGACTCGACATAGTTAATTCACGATTCATTATGGGTAATACTGAAACTTCCATTATTTTTTGCATCATGCTATTTCTCTCCACGTTTTACTCGTGACCGTACATCACGTGATTAAATGGGCAGATTATTCTCTCCTTCACAATATCCATTAACATCAACTCAGGCATAAGTACCCCATAACCCAATCAATAATGTCACTACAAACCAAAAACCAACGAACAAAATGTATTTAGTTAGCATTACTGAGTCTCCTGTAACATTTCTATCGCTTGCTTCCAAATGCTGTTCCATGCTTGGCGACCTGAAAACTCACTCATACGACGAATGCCTGTTTTACCTGCTAGCTCAAGTGCAATTTCTTCAATGCGGTTTTTAGGTTTAGAGCGAGAGCCAATCAAGCGGGAAAAGGCACTATCGCGTTCAATGGTGTCAACTTGAACTTTTGGTTCATTCCTTGGCTCTTGGCTACGGATAGTGAGTTCATCAAAGTGTTTACGTAATTTTCGAGGACTTAAAATATTTTTGTGCCAGAATGAATCTTTGTTAGCCCAATCGAACAAGGCACAAATTTTCTCATGGGTACGCCCATCGATTTGGCGCATCAGGCGGATATCGTTCGCCCAGTCATACAAAGTAGGCTCTAACGCGGACGGATTCAGTTTTTTAACACGACCAAACATCCATTTCGCCGTTTTTAAATCATCTTCATCCCCCCATTTCTGCCCATTAGCGCTGTAAATCACTGCTTCAGGATAACGAGTTAAAAAATCATTTTTCGACTGGTCGCTGGATTCGTCAGAATTCTGCGACGAATGATCTGTTTCTGTTGTACTCTCTGAAGTAATCTCTGTTGTATTCTCTGTAAGAACAGGCCATTTTGACCCGTTCAGAACAGCGCATTTTGCACTGTTTGATGGTTTCAATTTGCGCTTATCGATAAGGTCATTTTGAACTGTTCGATCAGATGAATTATCACCATTCGATTGGGTCATATTGACCTCATCGGTCAGCAAGTGGTGATCGTAGTTAATCGCATAATAATTAGTGCGGTCATGGTTCGATTTATTGATTTGCTCGATGCGTAAAACACCCTGCTTTTTCAAATTAGTAAAAGCACGTTTAATCGTTGATTCAGAGAAAAAAGGAAATTGATTCTTCCACTCCTCAACTGTGTTATAAATCCAGCGTGAGCCGTCATATTCAACACCTGAAGTGGTTTCAGTTAGCCAATATTGAATTTGCTGTAACAGCATCGCCTCATTTAAACCAAGGCGTACCGCTAATTCAGGAATAACGACTAAAGGGCGACTTTTTAGTAATAATAAACTCATCTTGCCACCTCATTACTTAATACGTGTGTACTTCTCTTTAAAACGCTGTACAGGTTCACACTGTGGGTCGTCACAACCATCAAGCATAAAAATAACGCGCTGTTTTTCTCTGTCATAACGAACAACATGAACAACGATACCTCGGTGATTTTTATAGTAGCGATCAAGTTGGTTTGGGTTCTCATTGCTCATTGTCCCGCTCTCCACTTGAAAAATAAAAATCAGCCCATGCCTTTTTAAGAGACTGTCTATCTACCAAACATGCAGATTTCTTGTAGTTGTCTGGTTGTTCGTCAGAGACTATGATTTCTACATAGCGGAATGACTGACGACCTGAGACAGGTAAACATCGGAATTGCTTTTTAGGTACTAAATGCGCTAATCTACTCATGCTAATTTCTCTTCACACAATTGAAATTTGGCAAACCGAAGCCAGAGGCCGTACACCTTTGGCTTCACCCTTTCTGGATATAGCCATCTTTAATTTCTCTTTTGATGTAACAAAACAAACGCATTCATAAATGTGTGGATCTGCGAAATTAATCCATCCAACATCATTTTTATTTTCTGCTCTTCTTCGTTATCAATAACACCATCAGCCAAACTATTTTTCATCAGTAACGCTAAATGCCCTTGCATTTCATCAACATTGCTGCGTAATGTGAATAACTCGGTTGTGTCTAGTTCAGCTGGATTGACTCTATCCACTAACAAGCGATTGGATTCACGAGCAACAAACTCAGCAAACAAAACGGTTTTAGAAATATCTTGCATCGCTAACAACTCATTTAAATCAAATGAACGACAACCGTTTTTCTCATAAAGCTTGTTATTGAATGATGTTAAAGACAGACCGAGCGCACCAGCCATTGCTTCACGTCCACCAGCTGTCGCCTCACACATCGCTTTCACTACCTGTTTTATTGATTGACAACTCATTTCCTACCACCATTGATAGATTCTTGTAGTTAACTGCTTTAAACGGTTTTGCTATTGTTTATTTCAATAAAGTAAGTATAAAAATCATTGTTGAGTTCCCCGTAAATAAGACCAATCAACATCAGGCCTTAGTTCTTCACATCGAACCACTCCTGAAGTTACTTTTTCTATTTCAGGGCAACGTCGTGCTGGAATTTTTCGAGTTCCATTGATCCATTGATTTACTGTAGGCGGTGAAATACCCAAGCGTTTAGCCATTTCAGACTGCCCACCGACATAATTACATGCTTTTTTTATTGCGGTTGTGGCACTTATTTGATCCATTATTCAATTACCTCCGGCCTATATTGAAATACAATGTTAGGCTAAGCCTAATGTTAAATCAATAGGAATTGCCTACACAATATAAAGATAAGATAATTAGGCTATGCTTAATGGTAAAGATTTAGGCCGAGCGATAGAGCAGGCAATTAATAAAAAACTATCATCAGGATCAGTTAAATCAAAAACTGAGATTGCTCGACATTTCAATGTAAAGCTACCATCTATTTATGATTGGATAAAAAAAGGCTCCATTTCAAAAGATAAGCTACCTGAATTATGGAGTTATTTTTCTGATGTTGTTGGACCTGAACATTGGGGCTTAAAGGAGTTTCACCTCCCAGTAAATAAAGCTGAATCAAGATGTACACATGATGAACATCAACTTAATAGCCTTATTCATGCTTATATGTCAGCTTCGGCAGAAAGAAAAGAAATAATAAAATATCTTTTGCTGCAAAATAATACAAAAGAACCTTCTTGGGTTAATAGTGATACTAGGGCATACATTATAACTTTAGAACGACAAGCCTCTGAATGGTTAAATAACAATAAAAGCAATAAAAAATCCTCAAAGCGTCCAGCTTAAACTCATTTGGTCTGATGGAAACTTGTTAAGCTAGGCCTTTCCTAATTATCTACTCAATTGATTTTGATATAAAAAATAATCATCGTCTAATTTTATTTAATTTATTAGGCATAGCCTATTGACTAAAGATTAGGCTTAGCCTAATATCATTTATAACAATAAGCTAAATTTTTATATGTGAAGGAAAAGTAAATGATAACTGAACCAGTAATCATACTTCCAGTAAGTTTCACTGATGAAGATATTGCAAACTAGATGCTGAAATAGACGAGTACAGAATCAAAAGTGCTATTCAAACACAAAATAAATGATTTTTATGTGTGAAGAGAACGTGTGAAGAGAAACAATGGCTGACTGAGTCTTTTACCATTAAAAGGGGTTGTGGTGATAATGTTCTGCTCAGTCAGCCATTTTTATAAAGTTAGTTTTATAACCAAAGAGCGTGGGCGTGAAAAAAAGTAACCTGCAGCCAGCTAGAAATCCGAATCCCAATCGGGCTGATGCAACCACAGGTGGTCCACTCTTTTTGATTATGACTCTAACAATAAGTAAGGGTACTAATATTACTTGTGAAATGTCTTATCCGGGTTGTATCAACTCGCTAGTGCCCTTTCTTATTGTGTGAAGAGATAACATGAGGTTATAGAAATGAGCCAAGAAGATCGTAAGACAAATGTCCCTGACTTTCTTTCTGAATTAGATGCTGGCGTTTTTGAAAATAAAGTCTCTGCTGTTTTAAATGATGTGGCTTTAGGCGTTTTAAATAATGGTGGAAAAGGCAAAGTCACTATTGAATTAGATTTTGCTCGCCTTAGTAATTCAATGGAAGAAAAACGAGTTGAAATAACTCATAAGCTTAAATTCTCTGCACCAACACCTAGAGGAAAACGGACTGAGGAAGATACCACCAAAACACCTATGTACGTGGGTAAAGGCGGCAAGTTGACCATTATGCAAGAAGATCAAGGTCAATTATTTTCTTTACAAGGTCAGCCCGATGGTAAATTAAAAGCCATTAATTAGTTTTCTTATTTTTAATTAAACCTATCCATTTAATTTAATACTTTTAAATAAGTAGGAGTCTACTCATGTCTCAATTAGACGGTAATGCTATTTCGCAAATTCAAGATATGACCGTGGCTTCATTAAGCCTCGAAGCAATAGAAAAATCTCTTTGTCCAGCGATTGTGCTTCCGAATGACTTTAAAGTAAGTAGTTTAGAAAATTTACAAGAAGGTCGTTTCCGTTTTCGCGGGGAAATGAAAACAACCAGTATCAGCGACTTTGTTAAATACTCAATCAAGAATGCAATTGATGAAGGTGTTAGCTGCTTTATTGATGCCGATGAAATGAGTGCCGAAACTATTTTTAATCTCGGCACAATAGGTAAAGCAGGTCATGCTGATAACACTGCTATTGTGAAATTAAAACAAACCGCCCCATTCACAGCATTATTAAAAATGGATGGTGTTAAATATCGTCAAAAACAATTAGCCGAGTGGTTAGAAGATTGGCACGATTATTTAATGGCATTTGATGCTGACGGTAATGTTTTAGATATCAAACAAGCTATTTCTGCTGTTCGTCGTATTACGATTGAATCAACACGCTCTGCTGAACATGAAAATGCTGATTTTAGTGCTAAACGCTCAGTGTTAGAAAATGTTGAAGCAAGAAGCAAAGACATTATGCCTGCTACATTCCAGTTTACTTGTACTCCTTATGACGAATTAAAAGAACGTAGCATTAAATTACGTTATAGCGTACTCACTGGTGATGATATTCCCGTTTTAGTTCTTCGAATCATTCAACTTGAAAAACTTGAAGAACAAATCGCTCAAGAGTTTCGAGATATGCTTTGCAATGAATTCAATGAAAGCAAAATCGAAACATTCATTGGTAAATTTTCAGCGTAATTAATCGCACAAATGCCACTAACTTGGTGGCATTTGTAAATTGTGTGGAGAGAATAATGTCTTATATTGCAACAGCAACAAATAAACATTTCTATTACCTAGATGTACGGATCGAAGATATAGACATTCAAGATATTGCGACAGGTTTAGCTAATGAGTGTCGCTTTAATGGACAGATTGATAATTTCTATTCTGTTGCTCAGCATTCTGTATATGCAAGTTATTTAGTTGCACCTGAATTTGCTTTAGAGGCCCTACTTCATGATGCCAGTGAAGCTTATGTCAAAGACCTACCGTCACCACTTAAAAAGTTATTGCCTGAATATAAATTAATTGAATTGCGTGTGGAAAAAATGATCCGCAAAAAGTTTGGGTTACCTGAAAATATATCTGATGAAGTCCATTTTGCAGACCTAGTGATGTTAGCCACAGAAAAGCGTGATTTAGACATTGATGCAGGTAGTAACTGGTTAATGCTTGAAGGTATTCCAGCTAGCGATTTTGCTGTCACCCCGCTAACCCCTCGACAAGCAAAATCCCTATTCTTACGCCGTTTTAATGAACTTTATAAAGAGAAAAAGGGCTAATAACCACCAGCATTGACTAATATCTATTTAAACTGTGTACGGACAGTGTGGAGAGAAAAATATGCAAATGTTGACTTTAGAGGAGTGGGCGCAAGAAAGATATAAAAGTCGTCCACCAAAGTTAGGAACGCTACAACGATATGCTCGTGGTGGCCTGTTCTACCCACCAGCAAGGAAAGAAGGTGGCATTTGGCGCGTGAGAGAAGATGCCGACCTCGTCGGTAATTTGACATCACCGGTTATCAATAACAACGATAACCTTATTTTACAGAGGATCCTCAAAGATGGCTGCCAGACCTCGTAAAAATAACGTCAATATTCCTAATCTTTACCCATTACTTAGTCGTAAATCCAGCAAGGTTTATTGGCGTTATCGCCATCCTGTAACAGGTAAATATCATGCCCTCGGTGACAATGAAGCCGAGGCGAAAGCAATAGCCATTGAAGCTAATACAAGATTAGCAGAACAACGAAGCCGACAAGTTATGGCTATTAGTGATCGAGTGGCAAAAATTAAAGGTAAAGAAATCACGGTTAATACTTGGTTAGATAAATACAGGGCTATTCAAGAAGAGCGTTTAAAAGAAGGTGATATAAAGCCAAATACCTATAAACAAAAAAGGAAGCCAGTCGATTTAATGAGGCAAGCCTTATCCATGAAACCATTACCCGCAGTTGATGCCAGAGATATTGCTGGGATCCTTGATGAATATAAATCTAATGGCCAGCACAGAATGGCACAAGTTATTCGTTCTGTTTTAATTGATGTATTTAAAGAAGCACAACATGCAGGTGAAGTTCCTCCTGGTTATAACCCTGCCCTCGCCACTAAACAACCGAAACGAAAAGTAACTCGCCAACGCCTTAATTTTGATGAATGGAAAAAGATATTTGAGATTGCTGACAAACAACATCGTTATATGGGCAATGCCATGTTGCTTGCACTTATTACAGGCCAACGATTAGGTGATATCTCGGCAATGAAGTTTAGTGATATTTGGGATGATCATTTACATATTATCCAAGAAAAAACTGGCACCAAATTAGCTATTCCATTATCACTACGTTCTGAACAATTAAATATGTCATTACGTGAAGTTGTTGCTCGTTGTCGTGATCGCGTTATTAGCCCTTATCTTATTCATTATTTTCATACCACTTCACAATCTAAACGTGGTGATCAAGTTACTGCAAATACGCTAACGACTAACTTTAAAAAGGCGAGAAATAAAACGGATATTGATTGGGGAGAAGGAACGCCTGCAACATTTCATGAACAGCGCTCTTTATCTGAAAGGTTATATCGAGCACAAGGTATAAACACTAAAGATTTACTAGGTCATAAAAACCAAATTCAAACGGATAAATACCATGATGATCGAGGGAAAGATTGGATAAAAATCGTGATTTAATTGCTCAAATTTCAGGCGGTTTTGATAACTCGTTTTGATAACTTTTTGATAACCGTTTCAATATTGATAATAAAAAACGGGAACTAATAAGCTCCCGTTAACTATTTATCAAATCAACAATTACATATGTTTGATAATCGCGTCACCAAACTCGCTACATTTCAGCAGTTTAGCACCGTCCATTAGACGTTCAAAATCATAAGTAACGGTCTTCGCTTCGATCGCGCCTTCCATACCTTTAATGATTAAGTCAGCGGCTTCTGTCCAACCCATATGGCGTAGCATTATATTCTAATAATGCATTTAAACATATGATTAATATTATATTTTTATCAGAATTAAACAAATAACCCATGCTCTTCATTCATTTATAACTGTTTGATTTATTAAATAACACAAGTTAATTTTGGGGAAGCACTTAGTAATTGATAGCTAGATGATGTCGCCAGTAGAACCGACCGATTCATATAATCAATCAATTATCAATTTCTGGTGTCTTATCGGTGTCCTGATTTTCTTCCTCTTCTTTTTGTCTGCGTTCTTCTTCCGCTTTCTGCGCTTCTTCCATCTCACGCATTCTCACGTTATAGATGGATTGCTCTGGCATCTGTACACGAACAGAAATAAAACGACCATCAGGGATATCAATCGGGTCGCCGTCTTTGTAATCATCAATATCATTACGGGCAAATTTAGGTGCATTAGGATGAGTGCGATGATATGTTTTTACGAGAATAGAACCGTCCCCCATAACTTCAGAGTCTACCCATATCAACGGCTGTTTATTAACATCAAGTGGAATTTCAATACCACCATCAACACCACCCCAACCTGCATCTGAGTTAAAGCCTAAAACGCCTTCGATAAGATATTCACCCTGAGCTACTCGAGTAACCGTAGCGCCTTCAGATTCGTCGTTAGTGGTGAATGTGCCGTCGGGATTGATGTCGATAATTGGAGAGGCGCGTTTAATAAAACCATTACCGTCTACTGTAGTATTTTTGTTATCCCACAGCCTAACCCATTCATTTTGCCACGCGTTAGCAGAAAGCAATCTGTAACCAGCTCCTGTTGATGTAAACTGTACTAAACTTCCGTTGCCGGCTTGGCGCATTGCAAAAAAGGCTGGGTAATATGAACTAAGAAATCCGTTCGATGATGCCCCTGCGGGAGAGTAAAAACCATTTGCAAATATATCTTCAGGAGTATTAACCATATCTTGCCTAGCACCATTAATACTGGCACCAAGACCATAATCTCCAACTAACATCATGGTGCCACTGGATTTGGGGAGGTTGTAATTATAAGCCACTCCATCAATTACTGATTTAATTTGAGGGAACCCGCTAAATAAAGAAAGCCATACCCGCTGCCTCATATCATCACTGGATACACCAATCGCTGAATTTAACTGTAATTCGCCAACCCCTTTTTGTGTTCCTCCCTTTTTTAAATCAAATTTACTACTAATATCCTCCCGCATCTTCTTAATGCTATCGAGTGTGACCTTCTGCCCATTAGATAGCTCTACTGTCACCACACCGTTATTCATCATCCATTGGTCCATTGCTCGCAGAAAATACGTCGTATCTGATGCAATAGCGGTCATACGATTATTAGCGTCGCTGTATGAGTTCGGCTCAGTGAGATTAATACTGTAACTGGTGTTTTTTACGGTAAATGTAGCCGGTTGTGAAATGACTAATTCTGTATCGCTATTAACTCTATCCACCATATAAATAAAATTAGCGTTACCATTTTTAATTAAAATAATGGTTCCTGAGCGAATAGCAGGATTATTTACGGTCCATTTAGTTCCTGTGCCAGAGACAATAGTAGACCCTGACACTGTGCTAACAGTGCCTGTTGTGTATATCATGATTTATTTCCTAAATTTATTTTTTTATAGGTGAATTATCTTTGCAATATATTTTGTCAAACATATCAGGGTGAACCCAACCGCCTTGCCATAAACCTGCTTTACCGTATCCGAAATACATATTATTATCATTATTATAGCGACTTAATTTAAAACTCTGATATTTTTCAATAGTCTGAATTTTAATTAAACCAACACACTCCACTGTCTGATAATTTATAGGTTTTCTATCAGCACAGCCTGAAATAAATACCGCAATAAATAATAAAATTATTTTTTTCATAATACCTTCTTAATATCGCTCACATCTATTATTAAGCAAGTAGATGGAAATCTAGATAAATCACGATTTGCACTGCCTGTGCTCCAAAGAACAGCTTCTTTATATCTTACTTGTAACGTATTTCCCACTCTTTTAATAAAAGTATCCATCCAAGCCCCTTCAAATCCATCCTCCCATATTCCTCCCATTCCGCCACCAAAAACGAAAGCTAAATCTTTTATATTTGGTAATTGATAATCAATATCTTCTTTCCATGATGCAATAAAATATCCTACTATTTTTAGCACCCCCCAATTAGAGTTATAAACAGTCTGTTTTGTACTACTATTTTTTATAACGACTCCATATTTTTCTTTAAAAATATTATTAGGAAAATCACCAAATTCAAATACATCAACACTACCCGAAGAGTCATTATAAGGTTGGGATATCTGGATATTTTTGTCACTTCCTTTTATGGCTCCCCCAATAACTTTAACAAAAACATTGTTAGGTGATACAGCAAATAACTTTGTAGATGAATGTGGGGTGTTCGGTAATTCAGTATAATATCCTTGATTTCCAGATACTATCCCACCTTTCATTACAACAGTCTGCTTTCTAATACAGTTCATAACCGTATTAAAGCTATCTATTTGAACATGGCGATCCTTTCCTTTTATAATAATGCCATATTTACCCATCAATATACTCCATAATATAACCTAATGATGTCATCATATATATCGATTAGGCCATTTCTATAAACATTATCGAGTTCAAGAATAATTACCCCGTTATTAATATTTAAAGTAACATCTCCGGCTAACCCTCTCATAAAGGAAGTCCCAAACCAAGCAAATACTTCTCCATATTTATTTAGATCAGAATGGTCATAACTAAAGGTTTTTTTAGTCATAAGTGGTATAGGAGTAATATCATGCCAACCAACAATTCGGCCGACTCTATCAGATGTATTTAATAAATTAATTCCATATTTTTTAGATTTGATTACCATGCCATAATTATCGCTCATTTGTGATATCACCAATAATAACAACGTTATACCCAGTTTCATCTTTTACATATAAATTTTGATTGGTTAATGTTGTTCCGCCATTACCACCATACATTTCCAGTTTGTTATTTTTAACGTCAATAATAAATCCAGATTTACCAGGCACATAATTATCTGATCTTATTGACTCTGAAAGAACCATTTCACGGATAGAGGCCTTATCTAAAAACGCTTCTTTAACAAAAAGCTGTCCATTTTTAACAGCCATAAACAATTCCATCTTGCCATTTACAGGGTTATACCAAGCAAAGTTATTCGCGTTATAGCCAATGAAACTTTCAAGCTTGCCGTTCTTAACCTGAGCACTAATTACTTGCCCAGCTGCATTGTATTTCACGTTGTTATGAACAATCGTAATGTTGATGGAATGGGTAACTACACCGTCACCGGTTTGCTTAAACGTGGCCTGCATCCTCTCTTCAATCATGCCCTGCTGTTCGCCAAGTTGGACTTGAATCCGCTCTTCAGATTTAGCCATGGCTTTATTCGTTTCAGATATCGCCTCTTTATTCGTTAAAACATCAGCACGAATACGGCCGACTTCTTTATCTGTATTGCCTAACTTCTGGTTGGTATCATCAATGCGTTTATTTGTTGCATCATTGGTTGTTTTTAACTCTGTGCGGATCTCCGTAGTTGTTTGGCCGAACGCCTTGTTTAACTCGGTTATTGATGTTTGAGTCTCCTTAATCGCCGATTTATTCTCACCAACAGCAGAATAAATTTCTTTGATTTCCTGCGCCCATGCCTCCTGTTGATTTGCGAAAACCTTTCTTAAATCTTTGATTCCAGCCTGTGCATTACCATCTCTAACGAGTAAATCAGTAGATAATTCATAGGTGGCATTAACAAGTTCAGCAATAGACTCCGTATTCCATTTCAACTCTTCGCTGAGTTGTTTAAACGCCTCAGAATCCCTGACTTTTTCGTCCACCTCATCAAGAAGGTCATTCGGTAACGAGTTAGGGATACCGCTGGCTTCAATAAACGCTGATTTGCCATAACTATTTATCGTTCGGATATAAAAATAGTAAGTGTGTCCCGCTTTTAAATTCTCTTGCGTCCAGAAATTCCCTTGACCAACTTTGTTTGTTTTGGTGATCACCTCATTTTCAGAAAGATTAGCGAGTTTCTTTTCACTAAACCAAAACTCAAAGGTATAACCAAATACAGCACTATCGCCCTGCCTTGGTGATGCTGTTAAACTGAACATACCCGGTGTTATTTCAACGCCAATCGGTGCAGGCGGTGCCTGAATAGCAAAATCACTAATAGCAGGCGCAGACATAGCGCCGGCCACATTAATTGCTCTCACCTCAACACGATAAGTGCCTCTTGTTAAACCGTTTATATCAACACGCTCACCCGGTACCTGAATAGACTGTATAACCTTTCCATTCTGGAGAATATTAACCGTGTTATAGCGAATATCCGATGCCACGTTCTGCCATGAAATATACCCTTGAACAATATCCGTAACAGAGAGGGGAACAAAGGCCAGATTAATCGGTGCGGGTACACCACCAGTGGGTAATTTAGTGAATGGGGGTCTAACAAAAGGTTTACTGGCTAAGTCTTCATAGATATAAGGACCATCTTCTTCGAGAGTAATCTCTACCCCCTCTGATGGGTGAAATTTCCAATCAGCAATACGAAATTCTAAATCACTGATCCCTAATGAAGGTAACTCGAGCTTGATAACATCACCAGGGCGATACGCATAACCATCTAAATTCATGCGTAATTGAATACGACGACCGGCACGTTTTTTACGTAAATAAAGATTGGCTAGTCGATTGGCTTGGTATGGACTGGTTACAAAACGGTAGTCCATATTTTCTTTAATTTCTAAGCCGTCTTCTTCTATCCACTCCTCAATAACTACGGGTTCAAAATCAGTTTTGTTATATTGTTGCTCTGCATCAACGAAAGTACCGTAAATCGCATTAGTCGCATCACGCAAAGAAAGTTCCGGTGTCACCGTTACCGTATCGATAATTTGTGACTCATCAATTGTGAGTAATGCAGGCCCATTATAAATCTGCATCAAAATACCGTGCTTACCTGCAATATAGGTCGGTTCGCCGGCAATGCATTTATGCATCATCTCTAATACAGAAGCGGGACTCTCTTCAAGTTCATAGGCACCATTTAATGTATATCGAGGCTCACTTTTTCCATCAGGCGTTTGTACGGTTTCATCACAAATATCTGCTGCGACTTTAAATGCATTCCAATCAATATCAGAGTCCGGAACCCCCAAATAGTGACGGTAATAATCTAATATGACCAAAGCACCATTATTTGACCACGCTGTTTTTTCGGTACGGGGATCATAAATTTCTTTTCCCCATAGTTCACTTTTAACATTAGGCACACCATAAGGGAACTTTTCTTGATCAAAGCGTAATGTTAAGCGCAACCATGCAAGCCCTCGACCAATCATATCCTCTTTCCATGAAGGGGCATGTTTTAATAAATAAGGATCCGCCTCAGTTCTACCGTTATGAAGCTCGTATTGTGCGTTGTTACCTAGATCTTCAATCTTGTCATCATTGAAATAAATTTGACCTAGCTTATGAATGGGATGAGAGGCTATGGCTAACGCCATGTAGAGTTCTTCATTTTCGTCTTGTTCGCCCTCTTCCTCTTCAGCAAAGAAAAGCAAACCTGACATCATTGTTTTACCTACAACGACCGTTTCTGGTGCTGATGCTGAACGCAACATCTGTTTACGTTCGGACTGATCCCGATAGCCTGAGCCGGGCACCTTATCTTTAAAGATAAACGCACTTGCAGCTTGAACAGCAATGCCAGCAACAATTAATGCAGTCCCCAAACCACCCGTAGCAATAACACCTGCTATCATTAAGCCCGCGGAGACAACGCTTGTGACAGTCTTACCCATTTATTGTACTCTCCATGCTTTTTTTGGTTTATTGCTCACCGCACGAACGCCATCTGTTGAGACAGCCCATAATTTACCCGCCCATAACACCCCTAACGTTTCCCCTTCGTCACCCTCGAACATCACAATGTCACCACGACCAGCTTCATTTGTTGGAATTTCATCAAAAAAACGGCTCACGGCTCCGTCCAATGTTCCAAACTCTTTTTGTAACACTCTGAATGCGCCAGTTTTTGTTTTATAACGCCCACGAATACGTTCGCAGGGATCGAAATTACAAACGGCTATGACACAGTCAGAAGCAAACAAACAACAATCATGTTCACCCCATACGAAAGGGCGATTAATGGCATTTTTCAAAGTTTCAGGTAGGCGAGTAGTCCATTGAGGGTGTCTCATGATTTTCTCCAGACAATAAAAAACCCGCCGAAGCGGGTCATAGATAACATTCTGTGTTTATCTCATTCAAAATTTAATGATTTCTGTAGATAGGATTGTGTTTTTTCATCATAGGTAACGACTGTTAAGTATGGTTTTCTTATCATGGCGCCAAACCCATTTTTTGCATCAACATACGATTTTATTTGAAATGAGCATTGACCTGCTGGATAAATTTCAACTTCAGTATAGTGCGGGAACTTTGCCGAAGATGGCGATTTTAAGGTATTCCTAACCATATTTGTTGATGCTAAATAAGCACGCTCTTCACTATTGCAATAATCTATTTCTTTTTTCTTGTCACCAGAAATAAAAGTTAAAAACAAATAGAATAATGGCGCTGCTATTAAGATGAAAATAAAAGTATATAAAAAACTATTGGAGCTATTAGAAGGCTCATTATTTTCAATATAAAGCTTACCACCATCAATAAGAAATTTTTCTAAGCTTTTATTTTTTATAAAATAAATAACCTTATCATCATCACCAAGACGAATAATTGCTAAGTTATTCTTCGTCATAGAAAGGAGTATCGAACTGGCTTTATTTGTATCAATATCGAATGATAGTGCCAATTCTTCTGGTGTTATTTTTTCTATATTAAGTAAAAAATAAAGTATATTGCTTTCACACTCCAACATATATCCACCGACTAAATATGTATATGTTTATTTATAAATAAACGCAGGTGCATTTTTCTTGCTACCCCAATAAATGGCCCGATCAGCCATCTGCGCCACATAGCGAAATATCCTATCTCCTTTTTTGCGTTTAGACCATGATTCGTCAGTAAATCTGTCGGGTAGCCCATAAGACCAGCGTTCAAATCGATTAGAAACGGTGACAGCTATTTCATTTTCTTCACCTGTTGTCACACCAATGGTTGATATTTGGCCTGCAAATAAAACCTCAGCAAGTGCAGGTTTTGCCTCCTCGTTTAATGCAACTAACATCAACTGTGCATTTCGACCTCGAACCCGTTCATTCATCACCTCTCCAATTAATGAAGAATCAAAACCTGAGAGTTTCATAATAAGCTGTTGTGGGCTTGTGGTCATATTTTCCCCCACAGACTCAATGGCACCAAACTGACCAACACCTTGGTAAATTTCACCTGCAATAATGATATTACCCACACCGGTATGTGCGCGCACCACGCCTGATTTAAGATCTAAACGAGAGGCAACAACCAAATAATATCCTTCATTAATTGCCTTAACCATGTCATTACTAAAGGGATGATATTTCATGTTAATGCCTCCTCGAATGATAGAGAAGTGCTGGTCAGTATGCCTGGTTTACGTTGGAAATTTCCCTGATCATTACTGGTTAATTTAAAAATGCCGTAGGGTACTTCATTTTCTATCAAATCATTTACTGCAGGTGCGTAACGCAATATGGGGGCAATAGGAATTGTTGCATTTCCTTGTGCATCACTGATCACATTCGCTGTCACACGCTTCAGTTCATCATTTACAGTGATATAATCACCAATTCGTAAAACAATGCTATTGGGTAACCAGTCTTTACTCTCTAATAGTTTTCCAGATTGGTTAGGTTGGCTAACTTTAGGTTTACCGCGTTGAGTTAAACCAGAACGCGCCCAATCACTAATTTTCACTCGACCACTCTCACCATCTAACTCAGCAACAAATGCCTCTAAAACCCTTGCTTGCTCATCGGTCAAATTATTAAATGACATACTGCAACGCCAACGCGAACCAGGGAAGCGTACGGTCTGCACACTTCCTGTAAAGGTTGATGTAAAGGTTTTGCTGTTACTCACGAGTTGCCAACTCAGCGTGGTTGGCACGATGGAGCGTGGCCACGATAATATCGTTGTCATTTATCGTAGATTCCTTCTTAACGTTCCATTGGTTTGAAAGTCTCGCATAATGTCAGATTTAGCTTTTGAAGCGCCTTGCTCAGCTCCTATTCTTGCTGCTTCCTGCATAGCTTGATAAAGCGCTTCATCGCCATTACCTGTTACATGAAATGTTTGATGAATAATGGTATCGCCTGACGCAACAGAGTTTCCGGTTGCTCTCACGCCTAAAGATCCATCAGGCCCACGTTTTAAAGGCATAATAGCTTCACTTCCTGCTTCCCCCATCAGACCAAGATTAGGCGCACCACCTTTTGCAAAGGCAAATAACGTTGGAGAGCTCACAACTTGATTACTATATTGGCTGAGGCTTGGCGAGCTGTAAACATCCCCTTTGGCGTTCGCTTTTACTCCTACCTTGCCAGCCTTAGCACCACTTGTTGCACCACCACTCCCCGCAAACCCCCCCATCAATCCGGTCAATGCGTTAGTAATTTGAGCTTGAATAGCGATACGAATAAGATCAGAAATAATTGAACTAGCTAATGAAGAAGAAAATTCTTTCATGCCTTCTGAAAAAGATTTTGTTCCCATTAGCATACCAGTCATTGCATTGGCGGTTCGTTGTTCAACTGCATCAACTAAATTCATCTGCATGCGTTGCCACATGCCTTGAGATGCGTAAAACTCTTTACTTGATTGATACTGTGCTTCTTTTGATTTATTTGTAGCGGCAATAATCAATTGCTCATAGCGCTCTTTGCTCACTAACCCATCTTCATAGTAAGCCTGATAAAGCGCTTTTTGTTCTTCCAATTGATTTCTGAGTTGAATAACGGGATCTATTTCGCCAAGGATGCTGATATTCGGGAGAGAAATACCTTTTGCTTGCTCTGACAGGCGGTACTTAGACATATCTTTGTCCATCTGCATCCGCGCGTATTGGTATTCTTTTTCTGTTAACAATCTCTGTTCAAACAGAGACTTCAACTCTTTTGTCATTTCTTGTTCATTACGCAATGAAGTACGCATCGGTGAATATTTTTCTGCTAACTCTGCACGCTGTTTCATGTGGTTTTCAGCGTTGAGTGTTTTTAATCGCTCATATTCCTCTTGCTTCATACCACCAGCTTTTAAGCTTTCCTGAAGCTTACGCATCGTCTCAGACTCACTTAATGATATACGCTCTAAGCTGGTTGCGTGCTCTTGCTCTATTTGCACACGTAATTGATGATATTGATTCACCTTTTGTTTAGAGCCTGAAACTAAATCATTCCCTCCATTATTTCCATTTCCTACGCCGTCACCTGCTGGTTTGTCCTCTTTCAGTTCAGGAGGCTTTTCTCCATTAAGTAATCTTTTTTGAGCTTCTATTGCAGATTCAAGTGTTTGTGATTCAATTTCCTTATTTTTTATAATATCTTCTAGTTCACTTTTTAATTTATTTTGTGTAGCTTTTGCTTCATCAGCCGATTCATACCATGTATGAGCCCACCCAAAAAAACCTTTCCCCCTTTTTTCCAATAGTTGTATTTTGGTATCGCTATAACTCTCCAATTGATTTTTAACTATTTTTTCTTGCTCTTCTATATTCTTTAGGCTATCCCTCACATCATCTATCTTTACGGCCAGTTTGGCTTGAGATAGCCTCATTAACTCATCTGTTGTTTCGGCGACAGCTCTTTTTAAATTAAGAGCGCTATCTCTGGCCTCTAAAGCCTTATTGTGAAAATAATAGATTGCAGAACCAGCAAGCATAGCTGCACCCACTGGCCCCCCTAAAGCAGAATAAACGCCCTTCAATGCCATGCTCGATGCTCGCAACGCCCTTTGGCTATATGAAAGCTGGTTATTTGCTGCGATAAGTCTCTGTTTTCCTATTGCTTCTTGGCGATCCGCTTCTTTTATTTGTCGGCTTAATGTTAAATATCTGCTCTGGTAATCTACATTAACGCCACGCTGTCTCATCAATACAGATTGAGTTGCTAGTTGTCTTGACTCTTGTTGAGCTTGTTCTCTTGATGCTTTTGCTGAATCGATGGTTGCTTGAGCCGTTTCCCTCATTTGTTTCGCATTATTTCTCACTGCAGCTTCGTTTTTCACCCATTCTTTGGTTTGCTCTTGAAGCCCTCGGGTCATTCTGGCACCAATAACAGGTAAAACTGCATATGTGCCTACGTTAACCAATGTGGATAAATTATTTGATAACGTATTTATGGCATCTGATGCGGATTGAATGCCTGTTCTTAACGGACCATTTGCCGATTGACCCGCTTTAATGGCGAGCCCTTCAAACGCACTCGCTAAATTTTGTAAATCACCATTAAGATTATTGGTACGCTCTTTGGCTTGCTCATAGGCAGTTTCGGTACCCGTAAGTGCCTTAGTCAGCTCTCGAACCTTATCGGTATTTTTACTCAGTATCATGGCAGCATTAACATTTTCTCGACCGAATATTTTTGTTAACGCAGTTGTACTGTAGTTTTTTTGTGCTAAGTTTTCCAATGCAGTTGTCATTCCAACCACTGATGGTTTGAGCTTTTTGTCAGTACTCGATTCTAAAATTAAAATCATGTTGCGCAATGCCGTTCCTGCATCAGCGCCCTTAACTTCACGCTCTGCCAGCGTTTGAATAACTGCGTTCATTTCTTCGAAAGGGACTTTAGCTTGAGCGGCCGCAACACCTCCTTTTTTAATCGCCTCTGCAGTCTCATTAACTTCTGAAGCACCATATCGAGAGCCTGCTGCAAGCACATTAATATAACGATCCGCATCCGATACTGATGCACCGAACTGATTAAGCGATAAGGCCAGTGTTCTAGTTGCGTCTGGGAGGGTAGTACCTGAAGCTTGAGCAAGAATTAAGGAGCTTTTTGTTACATTAATCAGTCCTTCACTTGTTTTCATCAGCTCAGGCTTGGACGCTGCCATTAATTTAATAGCTTCTGCCGCCTGCATAGCACTGTATTGTGTTGTTCGCCCCATCTCTTGAGCTGCTTCATCAAATACTTTTAGCTGTTCACCCGCAGCACCGGTAATTGCCGCTAAATCAGAAAGCGCTTGTCCATATTGACGAGAAATACCTAAAATACTCCCGATAGAAAGACTCACCCCGCCTACCATCGCTAACGATCCCGCAACCTGCTTAACTGATGTACCAATAGAATGAAAGCTATCTGAAACATCTTTAGCATTTTGTTTTGCTTTTCTTGAGAAGCGCTCTGTTTCACGTCCTGCGTGATTCATCGCATCAGTGATATTACTGCGGAAACTAGCGTCATTCAGCAATAATCCAACACGTAAATCGGCTAAATTGGTGGCCATAGTTATCTTCCTATCATTTTCATTACGTCAGCACATTGCTGCTCAACTGATTTAGTGGTGCTTACGATTTTGGGGGAGTTTTCCGAAGCGGGAGTGCTCTCTGATGGCGGTATCACACTTGATTTTTCATGTTTGAGTATGAAGTAAGCCTGCCAGCCCAATAAGGTATTGGCAGGCAAGTTAAGAACACGAAAGGGATCGATTTCCCCTAACTCTTCACAAAGCTGATAAGCAAAATAGAGTAGAGGACTATCGGTTAGTTTTTTTTTGCCTCCTCTAGAGTGCCAATAGAGTGTTTTTTCACAATATCAATTGCTTCTATCAATATTGCGTTATCATGAACGTTAACCAGTTCTTCTGGTTTAGGTAATAATGATTTGTTTATCGGCTTGCCGTCATCATCAACGAGGCAATTGAGCAACATACTGACATTTTTTAGTGACGATTCGCGAAATTTCCCCTGACGATTTAAATCAGAGACATCCGTTTCAAGTTGCATCAGCTCATTAGCTGTCATACGACGAATATTCACTTTCACACCGCATAAGATTTCCACTTCAATAATCTGTGGCTTAGCGGTGAGTAAAGAGGCTTTTAATCCTTTCATTAATCATTTCCTTCTGTCGGTGGTGTCACTGTAGAGGTTCCCCAAACTAGGTTATTTTGTTTACCTTTTACGGTGATTTGAATAGCCTCGTTAGCAGGAGCTGAGACGTCATTTAATTCCCAGCCTGACAATGAAAGGATCATGGTTGCCGTACGTTTATTAGGAAGCTCACAATAGAACTGTACCGTTTCACGCTTTTCTGCTGCATTCAGGAATGCAACAAAATTTTCATTTTCTGGATCATCAATAAAGCCTAACGACTTTTCAGGCCCTTCTGGTAAGTCAGAAATAAATTGCTTGTTTTTATCAATTAAAACGGTGACATCAACAAAGCTACCTGATTGACCGGTGGCACCTAGTGACTTACAGTTAATGAGTGGCTTCATTTGCTCGGCGGTGTCACCCACTTTACCAAATTTAACAATAGTGCCTGCCGGTAGCATGGCGTATTCTGGCGATGTTTTTTGAACTGCCATAATTTAAGCTCCTAGAATAGGTTTATTTAAATTGTCTGAGTGCGTCTCTGATTTCAGAAACGAGAATTTTGAGTACCGCTTGTTTGTTGTAATCCAAAGCTGGGCGAATAAATGGATGGGCGATTTGCTTAATGGTGCCAAATTCCTGCGCTCTCGCTTTCATATAGTGTTTTTTGGTGGGTCCTACGGTAATTAAAACCGCTCCTTTTGTTTTTTTACTGCGTGAAGAGCGTATTTTTATGCTGTCACGCATATGTTCGCTTGCTACTGTTTCATCAAACCCTGCATGTGTTTTCATATCCTCTAAAACAGGTACCATAGCTGATTTTCCTGATTGACGGAGGATCTTAATTTGGACGTCTTTCTCTAATCGCTGTAATACCTCTCCTAATTCCCGTAATCCCTCAACTTTCATGGTGATGTTCATGATGCGTCCTCGGGATAGGTGATAATGAAATCACGATAAATACGATAAATTTTGCGATTTTCTGTTTGTTCGATCATGTCCTGCTGAAAGTTACCCCGCTGAACGGTTTGTATGGGATAATTTCCAATATAACCATGCACAACAGACTCCCACTCGCGACAAAGTTTAGATTCAAGCATCAGCGCTTTGGGATAATCATCAGGTATTTGAATAACGATTTGAAAACGGGCTTGAACAAGTGAGGTGTGGGCTAATCCAGCGTCTATCTTGGGGTCGCTAATTCGTTGATAGATAACCCCCTCTAATTTATCGGATGGGAGTTTTAACGGATAAGCTAACAACCCCGTAATACGTTCCAGATCAGCTTTAATATCAACTTCTATCATGTTGTATATTCGCCTCCGTGGTAATAATGGTTCTATCTGCCTGATTTCGGTCAACAGCGCGTACAGTAAATAGTCGCCCCTGATAGCCCACCAGCCACCCCATATCAACATCATAACGAGGGCGAATAGTGAAATGATAGGTTTCAATTACCTGATCTTGGTCTGCGGTACGGATCTTACGGTTCGACATCGATTCGGCTTTAGCCCATACCTCAGCCACTTTTTTTGAAACGACTTTTTCACTCCCTAAATCATCACGTTCTGTAACATAGTGAGAAAGGGAAATACGTTTGTTGAGTTCACCGGCTTTCATCATTCCTCACAAATTAATATGACGATAGGGGTCGAGCAGTAATTTAAATCCCGCTGGTAATATGGCTGTTTCTCTATTTTCATAGAAATTACCAACGGCCAGCATAAGAGCCAATTCAATATCATCAGTGATTAATAAACCGTCAGGATCTTCCTCTGGTATATTTCCTTCATAAAGATGTCGATTGATATATCCTTCAGCTCGTTGTTTTGCCGCCATCAGATAAGTTTTTAGCAGTTCATCTTCGAAGGTATTATCTTCATCTAGCCGGCATTGTTGCTTTAACTTTTCCAGTGTGGGTAGTGGCATAAATCCCCCAATACCTGCGATCACCCAGATCGCAGGCACAAAAAAACCGCAATTAAGCGGTGACTGTTTTATCACTTGCTAATGCTTATTTCGTGCTACTGGCACCTTTACCTACTAATGCCTTAATAGCAGAAGTATCTTCAAGCACACAATCGAAGCGATGGAAAGCTAAGAAAGCTGTCTGATCATATTCTGCGTAACGTTCAACTAAACGCTTCAATGTCATGTAAGTTACTCGGCGTAAAATGAAGCGGTCAAAGTCACCACAGAAGATGAATTTTTTACCCGCTTCCATTTTGTCGATCGCCTGATCAACAACATATTGCATACCTAAAATTTGAGCTGGTGCGACACCCGAAATAGACGGAAGCCATAAAGGGCGTTTTTGCGCATCTTCCATTAACTTTAAGCTTTTCAACGTATCATCATTAAAAGCAAGACGGAATTTAGGGCTATTACGGTATGCAGGGTCAATCGCATGTTCTAACTCGGTGATATCTTTCCAACTTAGTGAGGCGCCGGCTACATCAACTGTGCTAGTCACCGCTGTTTCTAATCCGTTAGGCTGTAAAGGGGAGCCTTTTCCGGTACCTTTTATCAGATATTTCGCTTCACCACGACCAATACGTTGGGCAATGCGCGAAGCCAAATAGGCTTGAATATCTACACCACTGTCTTGCAATAATTCGTTGGAAACGCGAATAATTTTTGATGTAAGTTTTTTAGCCCCTAAAATGGCAGTTCCAAACTCAACATCTTGTTCACCTGCTGCGGTGTTTTCGCCCAGTAATTCCCCTTCTTCATCGGTACCGTCTGATGTTGACCAAGTAATATCTTGACCGTTTGACGTTGGTAAGATTTGAGCCACACTTGCAATACCGCCATAGGCCTTCATTTTATCAACAATTTTATTCAACATCTGAGTAGGAACGGTATAGCCACCTTTCTCATCGGGCGAAGTACCCTGTGCACGAAGTTCTTTGACCGCTTGGCGTTCTTCTGCAGTGAGTTCACCGAAACCACAACGCAGGAAGCGATCAAACGCTTGATTACGGCGCTCTGCTTGCTCTGTTTCAGGGTTATTCGGTTGTTGTCCACGCTGTTCTTTCTCTTTGTCATCAACCAAATCTTGATCTAATGAGCGTAGTTGCTCTTCACGCTGAATCTGAGCATCTAAATTTTCAAGTTCAGTTTGCGCTTTATTCCATTGAGTGCGTTGCTCCTCGGTCATTACACCATCACCCACTTTTTCGTGAATGGCGCGCATATCAATCGCGATAGTGTTACGTTTTTGTTTTAATTCATGAAGCTTCATAGTCATAGTATTACCTTATGCATTGAGTAAAGTCATAAGACGCTCACGCGCCAATTTTTGATTAATTGCTTTTTGAAGATCGCCACTGTCTCTGGCTTCTTTCCATGCATTCATTGAGCGAACCGCAGAGTCTGCATCTTGATACGCTGGATAAGTGACAGGACTGACATCATAGAGTCGAGAAAATCGTGTTATTTCACGAATAACGACACCTTCATCATCTTGGTACCATTCTTCACCATCCCGCGCGACACGAAAGGCAAAGGAACTTTGATTGATATCGCCACGTTTCATGGGCGCCAGCACTAAATCACGAATAGTTTGTGTCTCAGGTGCTGTTATGTCGTAAACAAGCCCACGTTCATTGACGCTAAGCGACAAGGTTCCTGCTGTTGTTCTGCCTAAAATATAGTTGGGATCATGATTAAATAAGCCGCGAACATCATCATTAAGAACATCATCAAATGCCCCTGGTTTTATAATTTCACGGAATCCATAAATTAGTTCGGATCGGGAGTCGAAAACGGAGCCTAAACCCACGATATGTGTCGGTTTATTTTCCTCTCCTACTTCAGCCCGAACCTCACCGACATAACATCGTGTTTCTTTTTCACTGCTCATCGTTATCCCCTTTTTGTTCTTCTGTCTTTTTCCCCGCAGACTGGGTGGCATTGACGCTCACCAACATTTCATCAAGGCCATCAACAGGATTCATATCCTCAAAGGCACGTGCTTCATTACGGCTCATCCAACCATCTGTAATAGCAAAATGATAGAAATCGGCTCGCTCTTTCGGTGTCCCTCGCAACAACCCCGCCAAATTAAATCGCACATAAAAGCCAGCCATTCGCTCTTGTCGAGTAAACAAGCGTCGATTTAATTCCTGCTCCCAGTTCACTACCCATGGCATGATGGTATGCCGTACAAACTGAATGGATTGTTCTGAGATGTTTGAGAAAGTGGCTTTTTCGAGGTCGTTAATCATGTGAGCCGGCACATTGAAGATCCCTGCAATCATTGAGCGATTAAGTTTCAGCATATCAATCAATTGAGCATCAACAGGCGAAACCGTTAGCGCCTTGTAATCCAGATCTGCAGGTAAAAGCATGGTTTTATTTTCTTGGCTTCGTAACATTCGAGAAGCTTTTTGCCACATATCTTTCAGTCGCTCCCAGCCTGCTGGCTGTATGTCACCTTTTACTGACACAATCCCCGCAGGACGAGCATTTCCTCCAAAGAAGGAGCTAGTATATTTCTGTCCGCTCATCCCCATACCGATAGTTTCTGCATGCTGAGCAATGGGACTTAACCCCATACGCTGATTGTTCCCCAGCGCTCGAATATGGATCATGTCATCAGGACTAATGGCAAAATTACCCAATTCGTTATAAACACCGTAAGTGTATCGACCACCGGTATTCAGCAGTGTGGTTTCCCACGGCATACAAGCTTCTAGTTTTGTCACCTCACCTTTTCGATTACGGATAACTTGGGTATAACCATTTCCCCAACCCAATACATGGCGCTCTTTTGTTTCGCGCCATTTATAGCTGGTTTGCCACTCGTTAGGTTCATCATGAACAAGATAAAAAACAGGGTGATCACGTGCTGTATCGACGCGATTTCCCACCTTTCTCATTACGTGTAAGGGCATCTGAGCGATAGACGAAGAAAGCACATAAATACAAGCGTAAACTGCCGCCAACTTCATTGACGTCTCAGGGCTAACATACACATCTGCCGTAAATAATCCGTCATTATCAATAGAGTCTGCCGTAATAGGTGTTTCAGGGTTTTCTAAGCTGGGTGAGTCGCTGCGAAACAAAGCATCAATTAGCACGATTCCCCCTCATGGCTACCACCAAGGCATAGATTATTGCAATGCATCCCCCAACAATCAGCGTATTAGCAACGCCATACTTTAGGTAACACCCCGCCATAACCGCACTAACACCAGCCAATGCAGTAATATCAAGTAATAAGTTTTTCATAGGAATAAAAGGTCTTCGTTAGGATCTAAAGAGGAAAGGAAGTCACCACCACCGCCACCATTCACCAGTAATCGACTCATACCCGTAAATAGTGCAACAGGACCGTCTATTTTGGCTTCAGGTGTTGATTTATTAGGGAAAATATTGTCGTTTTTATCAGGTTTAACCGTGACGTTCGACATCATCCAGTTCATAACAGGGTGTTGGCCATGATGAAACTTACCTGCATAAACCAGTGCTTCAATCTCTTTCATGGACTCAGAAAAGTTACGCACCGTTTGAGCCACTTCTACAAGAGGGAGCCCTTCTTCAGCGAGTGATAAACTAAACTGTGTCGCACTCCACGGGTCAAAACCTAGTTCTTTTAAGTTTTCGCCCGTCACCCATTCAATAATTTCTTCTTTAATTTGAGCATGATCGACAACTTCACCATCAGTTAATGTGAGATATCCCATATCAGCCCATTTACGGTAAAGCTCCGCCATTTGTTTAGAACAACGCTCAAGCCGGTCTTCAGGTAACCAAAACTTAAAATCAGCATGAACATGACCGTTGTCGGGCTGTTTCCACACTTTAGCAGCCGCACAAATATCAATTTTATTGGCAAGGTCAACGCCGACCCATAACGGATAAGTTTGTAATTCTTGTTTAGGGGCTAATTGAGGCGCATCATCCCACTTCATCATATCCATCCATGAAGATTCAGCCGTAACCCAAATATTCATGTGTTTAGTGAAGAAGTTAATCCGTGCCGAAACCTGCTCTTTGGCTTTCTTGGCTAAACGGCGTAAATCATCCCAGCGCTTACAAACCCCCAGCCCCGGATTCGCTTTTTGCCACACGGTTTCATCAAAGGGATCATCGTCTTTATCTAAGGTATAAATAATGGCGAAAAACGAATCATCATCCACTTGGCCACGAAGCACTTTAATACCGTAATCCCGTAATTCGTAACAAATCCCCTCTTTATTAAACCCCGCAGTGGTGATCCCAAAAAGAAGAGACTGCAGACGCGCACCGGTAGCAGTTTCTAATACATCCCACACATCACGAGTTTTGTGTGCATGCAGTTCATCAACAATGCCACAGTGAATATTTAAACCATCAAGGTTGTTGGCATCACTGGAAAGCGGTTCAAACTTAGAGGCAGTTCTTTCTTGATAGATAGCGAGTTTATTAAACTCAAATAAACGTCCCAATGTCGCTTTGGACTTTTTCAGCATGTTCTTCGCATCTTCAAATACGATACGAGCCTGATCACGTGTCGTTGCTGCAGAGTAAACTTCGGCACCGCCCTCACCATCAGCACCGGTCATATACAGCCCAATACCTGATGACAATGTGGATTTTGCATTTTTACGTGCAACTTCGTTATAAGCTGTGCGAAAACGACGAACAAAGACAATATCACCGTCTTCATCCACAACTTCTTTGCCCGTTTGTTCATCAATTAACGGAATAACAAAGCCAAAAATATTAATTAAGATAAAAATATGCCAAGGCATTAAATCAATGGGTTTACCGGCTAATGCTCCTTTGACATGAGGAATAAAACTGTAAAAATCGAGTATGTGCTGTGCGCGATCTTCAATGAAATAGATGCCACGCTCAGGCCCATGCTCTAAATCATTCAAAAACCGTTGGCACGCTAAACGTACCAGTTCGCACGCAACAATTTCTCCAGTCACTACCTGTTCGGCGTACTGAATTCCATCTGCTACGATTGCCATTCATCATTTGCGCTTTTTCAAAAATGCCTCGAAAGGATCTTCTTCGGCTTGCTTATCAATACTGACTTTTGCTCGAGAAGCGGGAGTCATACCAAATTCACTTAACATGGCGCGAATACGTTTCCATGCGTCTGCCTTCATTGCAGCAGATGGATGCGCCTTTATCATCAATCCACTTTCTGTATTGTTTTTGTAGGTATAGCCTTCTTCATCGAGAACATCACAATGATGTCGATATTCAGTGTAAGCTTCGACGAGTAACTCCAATGCCTTGGCATCCATCTGACTCATGACACCCATTGCATCAAGTTCTTCAGCAATACGCTTAAACCAATACTTACCTTGCTTAGTAAAATGTTTCGGAGTTGGGGGTACCCCTTTTGGCGGTTTTGGCTCTTTTTTATTAATCGGTCGTTTTGATGGGTTCCCCCTCACCAATTGCAGATGTGACGGGGTTTTAGGCGGTCCAGCCATAATAGAAATCTCCTATCAATAATCGCTTTGGGTTCCCCAAAAAAAGTTTTCTAACCTGCGGTGATGTGAAAAGAGGTAAGGGGGCGGTCCTATAAGGCGAGAGTGGTAGGGATTTGACCCGCCCCTCCCCTATGAGGAATGGTACTGTTATCCTTGACCAATATTACCTTTCATCTGCTGTTCGGCACCGATATAGCCCACAGCAAGCAATGCTTCACCATCAGGATATTCCGCAAGCAACTTGTTTATTTCAGCAATACAATGTTCAACCTTAGCTCTGCTTTGTTCTGGTAGTTCAGCAACTATTCCTTTAAACATAAGTAAGGTTTGTCCATCTTGCGTCATAGCGTTCTCTCCTTTGCAGTCTTAGTTCTATGACATGGAATACATAACGACTGCAGGTTCTCTTCTGCATCGGTACCCCCATGTGCTTTAGCAATGATATGGTCAACCGTTTTCGCTTCGGTGGCTCGTCCTGACCTCAGGCACTCTTGACAGAGATACTTATCACGCTTGAGTATACGTACTCGCAGTTTGTCCCACTTGGCACCATAACCACGTTGATGACGAGACTTACCGCGCTGGTGGGCTTCCCATCCTAGGTTTTGATGGTCTTCACAGTAACCGTTGCGTTCTGTTGTTGTCTTGGCGCATCCCTGTTTACGACATGCGCGAGGTATGCGAGGTGGCATGTGATCTCCTGTAATCTAAAGGGCAAATTTCTGCCATTTTAAAGAGGGGATTTCTCACCTTTACTTCTGACTACACCATGTTCGATTAATAGCATCAGACCATGCCTGTTGATCTGCATGTCTTAATCTAATGAGTTCAGCTATATCATTATCTTGTCGATCCGCTCGCATACGTAAATCTGCTAGTTGAGTATTAACGCTCTGCTCTGACTTATTACTAACAAGTACACCTTTGAACTCAGCTGAATTAATAAAGGCATCTTTAATAAAAAACTTACCAGCGTGCGGATAGGTAAATTGAGGGATTGATTTAGGATTCATGCCTACATCTTGCATCAGTTGTTTAATGCGAGTGAGTTGTTCTTCTAACTTATCTAGGTCTGAGGTATCTACTGAGACTTTGTAGATCAACTCGCCTATCTCTTTTTTATCTGTCATGGTCCTCTCCAATAAAAAAGCCACCAGCGATTAACTGATGGCTATCTAAATAAACTCTATCAATACCACTCAATGAATGACGTTTGTAGAATTAAATAATTCTATTCAGATTTTACGGGTGATTACTCACCTTCTTCATACCCTACATTCACAGTTCGACTTTCCGATGATAGGTAATGAGCACTACTGATTCGCATCGTTTTGATATTCAATTTGCTCTTTAATGTGACTGCCCTCACCACTAAGGACAGCTTGCACTATCTTACCTAATCAATGTTAAAATGTTTTTTTGTGATTTCTTTATGCTACCTAAATCCTCAAGATTCATCTTTAACATTGCATGTAGTGCACAAGCCAGTTATCAATAATAACAGAACACCGTTATTCAATTAAAATCGATACATTAATTGCCCCTGTATATTTGTTGGCTTTGATATTGCCATTAGCACAAAGGTTAAAAATTATATTTTGCGTAAAACTATTCATGTTTTGTTGCGCTAGTTTATTACTACCGACGAGTCGCAAGGCCTCTTGTGCATTGGCTTGACAAATACTTGATTGTGCAGATTTTAAAGAAGCCACCACATAAGGCAGTGTGGTGATATTTTCAGTGCTACTGGTGGATAGCTCCATCCCTGTTTCACTGCCTGAGACTAAATTATTAAAAGGGCTCAGGGTAAGATAGATATTTTTATTAGCATAAGGGCAATTGACACTGATACTAGCTAAATTATCCGCTAATTTGGTGGGAGTTGCATAGTTCTTCGCGATTTGAGTCAGAAACTGAATATTGGTAGACGTTTGGGGGATAACGTCACAAGCTTTGAGTGCTTTAATATTCACATTATCCGTTGAACTTAATAATGACTTAGGTTTTACAACAGAATTTGGACTAGATTTAATTTCGGCATAAAATTTCGAGCCGTCGGGCATAGTATATTCACCGGCCTCTAATGGCCCGATGGCATACGCGGAATAACTGGATATTGTTAATGTCAACGAATGAACTTTGTCGCTACCATCTACGTATCGTGCTGAGAAAAAATTACTATGACCTTGTCTGGGCAAAAGTCCCCACTTTAATTCACCAAAATCAGAGGGAAAATTATTATACATATTTGTCATAGCGGTGGTTTTGGAACGACTAAATGAAAATGAAGCATTCTCATATGTGTCGTTAGCCCGTTTATAACGCAATAAACCATATCCACTGGGCGCTAAAACAATATAAGCCCCTTTGGGATTGCTTTTATTGTAGATAGCCACACCCGCTCGTCCAATTTCAGGGTAAAAAGGAACTGGACTCGACACATGACTACTAGGATTCCACTGAAAACGTATATAAGGTTTATTCGCCTCAAGCTCTGACGCTACCATCCCATAATTTAGCGTTGTTGAACCAACTGGCGGAGTGATCTCCCCTAAATAACCTGTTGAGCCAATAGGAACGGATAACTCTAAAGCATTAGCGGAATGAAGGAATATTATTGGTATCAAGAATAACGATAAACTGTATCCCCCTATTTTTTTTATCATTGATGGACACATCGAATTTCGATACTTTGTCGAAAGCGCTCTTTTATTCACGTGTATCTCCAGCATTAAAATAAAAATAATGTAAATATATATAAATGGTTAAAAATAATAATATCACTTTTAAGTATGATTGCATCAGCTATTTCATTATTTTTATTTTAAGATAATACAAATACAAAAAACATTTATTATAAGTAATCAAATTTAGAGACTATTTATATTTAATTGCTTTCGTTCACATAAAGAAGTTTACCTCAAGGATTGAATGTTTTTAATTCATACACTCCGTTCTAATGTAGATTTTATTTACTTCTAGCCGACTCGATATCGCGGATGGCTTTCTTGTCTGAGTTACATTGCTCAATAACCGATAACAGGGAGATGTTTAACATTAACGATTCTCCCCATGTCATTTGCTCTGGTATGTAGGGCAATAGACAATCAGCGGTTAGGTGTGCTGGTATCGCTATGTGTTCCACTGGCACGTATTCTTTCTGAATAGTCGTGCATCCTGATAAGAGCGTCACTAGGAATAGCAGTATTGGCGCAATCATTATTGACAAGAACAGTTTTGATAACCGTTTTAACTTTTTCAGAATCCACGGCTGACCTATTCCGCTCTTCGCTATTAAGTGATGAGACATTATTGATAATCCTGAATGTACGGTTGGCGTTTTCTGTGATTGAGTTTTGACGTGATAGTTGTTCAGTGAGTGATAATTTATCTTTTTCTAACTTAGTAATACTTTCACTCATTTTATCAAGATGGTTACTTTGCCACGCAATGCAGATGATCATCACCAAGATAATGCCAACGGACACTGTTGTTTCGCCTAGCTTCATAATTAGTACCGATGATGTGAGAGAGCTACCTGACAGCGTTTGTCTAAACTGGCTTTATCATTAACACATGAATTATCAATTGAGAGATAAATACCACCAGCAACCGAGATGAGTAATGTAAGAATAAAACCGACGATAATGATTAAAGATTTCCATTGCATAATGCTGACTCCGCCTCCCTACGACTGACCAACCCTCGCCACACCTTTCCACCAGCATAAACCCAGCGTTTCATTTCTTCACAAGCGCCATTCTGATCACCAGCATTTAATTTCTTAAGCAATGTAGAACGTGCAAAAGCCGTGGTACCGACATTAAAAGCAAAGGAATATAGAGAAGCTTTTGTTTTATCATCGACCGGCACTTTAACCAGGATATCAACTTGCTGTTGCGTTCTGATAAAGTCTTTCTGCAGTAATTCATCACACTCTTGTTGTGTATATGTTTTACTTTGAATGATGTCGTTTCCAGTATGGCCATAACAAACCGTCAGAACTCCAGCAACATCGCGGTAAGGTTCATAACGCACGCCCTCAAAATAACCAATCACTGTTAGTGCAATACTTACCGCACCAGCACTCGCAACAGCTGTCACTTTTTGTTTTAGGTTCATTAGATGTCCTTTTTAGCTTTAGTCAGCATCTCACCGACTATTTTTTCGATTTCTCGCGGATCACTAGAACAATTTCGATGAACCAATTCAGCAAATAATGCTGTTCGTTTTCGCTGTTCTCGCCGTGTCATCAGATAAGTTGCTAATCCAAGAAGCATGCTAAATCCCATCCCTATTACAAAGCCCCATTCATACAATGAGAGACTTGCAAAAAAGGCAGTCAAGCCAGCTGTTCCGTAGGTAGCATTGGTTAATTTGTCCATGCGCATATACACCCCCTACGGAGTGCCTAAGTTTAGTTAAAGGAGTGCCGACTCGCAGCTCTTGTGTGAACGTGATGACGAGGGTAATTGCTCTGTGGTCGGCATATACAAAAAAGTCGCACTAGACGACTTATTGAAATAGATGGCTGGTTTAGTTCAGCCAGACTGTTACGCGCTACCATAACCTTATAGCAAGGAATTCAGTTGTTCGGAATAACCGAACATGTGAACTATCCGGAAATTCCGGAGAGTTGAACTTGTAAGAATTACTTACAAGTTAGCGCTTTTATTTCTTGTTCGGTTTGCTCAAACCGCTCTCTCTCAAGCTCCACACCTAAAACCTTTCGATTAAGCTTTAGTGCTGCTTTCAGTGTTGCACCTGACCCCATAAAGAAATCGGCTACTAAGTCACCCTCTCTACTACTTGAGCGAATAATGTGTTCCATCATGGACGATGGTTTCTCACAAGGGTGTTTACCGGGATAATACTGAATAGGTGGATAATCCCACACATCGGTGTAAGGTACATCTGCAGTCACAAAGAATGGTCGTCTTAATAACCCATATTCTTTTATTAATTCTTGGTAGTCTTTTTGTAATGTAACCTGCTCACGCTCTAACTCTGTAAACTGGCGGGATAACGGTGATAGTTTTTCTTGTTTATCAGCAATGTGTGTAAACAGTGTTTGTAACTTTTTATAGTCTTCCTCGCTAGGTAATTGCCACTGACTATTGCTGAACCAATGACTGCACATCTGCTTACCTGTTGCTTGGTCTATTTCTTTTGCACTCACCTGCAGTGCTAAACGAGCATTTCTAAAATAATCAATCAATGGCTTGAATACATTTTGTTTTAGCTCTTTACATTTTAACGAAAACTCAGAACCTTTAGCTGTGACTGGTTTTTGGTAATGTTCAGCAAAAAGTACTCGTTCTGTTGAAGGAAAAAAGGCGCGCAGGCTTTCCTTATTTTGTTTTTTCCATGGCCCAGATGGTTTAGCCCAGATGATATGACTTAATACATTAAATCGCCCGCGAACAAGCAATTCAGTATCTGACGCCAATTTAGAACCACAGAATAAATACAAACTGCCATTGGGTTTTAATACCCGCCAGAATTCAGCTAATACCTCATCAAGCCAAGACAGATACGACTCAACATTATCCCACTGATTATCCCATGCGCACGACTTCACTCTGAAATACGGTGGATCCGTGGCGATTAAATCAATACTGTTATCAGGTAGTGTTTTTAATACAGATAGTGCGTCGTCATTAAATAGTTGCATCAGAAGTCCTTTTCTACGCAATAAAAAAGCCGATGACGGTTAAGCCACCAGCTTTATAAATTCTTTATATTTTTTAGGCTGTACGCATATAGCTATTTCCTTGCTTTGCGACAAACCCTGCTATTTCAAACTGAGTTAATAGAAACTCACAATTTTCATTACTTAGCCCAGTTTGATTTGAAATTGCTTGTACTGTTTGCCAATCATTTTTTGAGATTGTTTCAAGTACACAACTTGCCTGTGTTGTCATATCACACTGTTTTAACATGATATTTTATACCTTTGGTTAGTTATTGTGCATAACTACACATGTAACTCTGACCAAAGAGAACAGCAAGTCTTATCTACTAATTGCCAATAAAAAACCCCGCAAAGGCGAGGTTATAAACAATTTTGGCAACATACCAAATTAGACTTAAATATCGCTTATTTTGTTCATTTTTGCAAGTTGTCGTGACTATTTTTATTAATCAGCTCTATTCTAACTCGCCTCATGGAAAGTAATGCCGACTTATCTAACTCACAACAAATATCTAAAAGGCTATTCCAATATATATCATAATTCATTTTCCAATTATTACGTTTAACACCCACCAAGCGAGCCAGCTCTGTTTGTGAATAATTACGCCTAGTGTAAGCCTGAACCGATAACCAGACTAATGATCTTAGTCGTTCTTTAACTTTTTTAGTTATCTTTTTACCTTTATGCTGTTTTTCAAATTCAGACCACACATGAACATTGATATTAACTTGATGCTCAAATTTCAAACTATATCCATAACAATACATTATCCATGAGTGTTGCTCTTCACTTAATGCATTGATAGCCCTACGCCATGAGCATAATAAAAAATCCACAGGCTCTATCATCGGCTTTGGTGTTCGACGACAGCGAGTTTCTAATACATAGATTGGATCGGTATCACGACAAACAAAACGACCATTTAATTTTAAATCTCGTATTCTAACTCTTGGTGTTGCTCTCGTGTCTGTTAACCCAAAATCTTCAAATGCTTCTAACTGACCTTTTGTTGAAGCCCTTAAGTTTGATGTAGCTATCGATGCCATATCACTTAAATATTTCAAGTCATGCGCATAAATTGGCATATTTCCTCCACTCGTGCCGTACACACGTTAAATAAATGCACCGATGCCTAATGAACGGTTTAAAAAATGAAATAACAATTCGAGTTGATTGCCGTGAGTGACTTCCCATTGTTTGGGGTCACGATGTAATTCGTCATGGTGAATGCGACATAATGGAATAGTAAATAAGTCATGAGCTTTCGTTCCCATGCCTCCCATACCATGACCTATGATGTGATGCGGATCATCAGCCTGTTGCCCACACACGCAACACGGTTGAGTTTTTACCCATTGCAACCATTTGGTATTTTCCCAACGTTGCATTTTAGGTTTAAGAAGAAATGACGCTGGTGGCTCCGGATCGACAGATACTTTAATAACCGGTTTTATCGCCTCTAAACGCCCGCTCATTGCAGATAATGCTGATATTTCATTTGGAACAATATCAGCCTCAGGAAATCCGCCGCGCACTCTTCGTTCTTTGGGTTTATCAGGCCAGTCTAACACTCTCCGCAATATGGCATCAGGTAATTCATCGATAACGTTATGCATAACAGCAAAGGTGAAAAAATCAGGTATCGTCAGCTGGTGGCCATCATCTAATCTCAAACGAAAACGAATAGTATCTAACATCCAATCAATACGATTTTTATGAGCCAACTCAGCAACCCACCCTACTGATGAGTTTCGAATATGATTATCGTGATACCAACAAGTGCGGATCACACCCGCTTCATGAAATGTGGTCACCAATTCATGATGATGATAGTTATCTGCATCGTTATTAATCTGACAACAATGAATATGATGGGCGACCCACGTATCCATTGGTGAAACTTTATCTATTGTGTGGATCACCTTTTTGCTATTGAGAAATTGGACTATGTGCTTATTGTTTAAAATAGGCTGTTCATCACCCGTTAATGCACCAGAGGGCAACACATCTAAACTTTTTGGCACGTCACTGATAATCACACGGTTGTGCTTCTTAAATTGCTCGAGTAATTCAGCGCCCGGTTTAAGTAATACAACGCCCAGTTCTTTTTGAATATACGGCGTTAACAGTAACTTCATGCGCTCACCTGTTTATTCAACATCACCATACGGATCAACTCATCCGTTTTACTCTCAAAGAAGTGCGGTTGGGTTTCACGAGGATTATTAGGGCTCGTCATATTCTTCCCAAACTGACAACCTCTAGCCGTAACAGACCAAAACTCTTTCGTTTTGCTAGCAGTTTTCGTGCTTGGGCGTGATAGACGTTCAACAATGCCTAGTTCGGCTAATCGCTTATAGGCTTGCTGTGCTGAAATAGGTAGGTTGTGTTTGTTGATCAGTGTTGATAATGCAACTGTTGGACGACTGGAGCCATCCATAGATCCACTTGGTGCATCAATCGCATACACAGGTGCTAATTCAGGTAATCCCGCCATGGCCTGTAATTTTTGATAAGCGCCTAATTTTGATGAATTCGAGAAGTTTAAACTTTTCGACATTGACTCAAGTAGTATCACACCCGCCTGCACTTTATCGCTGATTTTCTCCTGGTGCTGTTGTGTCACTAAAGCATCAAAGGTGCGGATCACTTTCAAATGAAAAGAAGCACTAATCCACATTGCATAGGCATACACTAATTCTTTGCAAACATACGTCCCTTGGTTATATCCACCAGCGACAGTGGCAATAGGCGCTCCTGTGATCTCAGGAGCGGTCGAAATTTCATCAATTAACTCTTTCGTTTGAGCCAATGAACTCCAGTTCGATGGTTGGTGTCGTTTTTCACCACCTGACACTCGATGTAAATCATTTAAACAATAGCGACCGGCTACATCTCTACGAACCTGAAAACCATCAATAACAATTAATCCATTCATGCTATTTCTCTCCACGTTTTATTCGTGACCGTACATCACGTTATTAAATGAGCGGATAGTGATTTCTAACTTTCCACCCTTTACTACTTCCATTAACATCACATCCATATGCTTTACCTGCTGATCATCTTCCCAAATACCCGCATGTGTTAATGCATCAAATGGGGCCTTTAAAAAGTTATCAATATCCCTGCGCTGTTTTGTTGGTGGGTATAAACGAACTAGGACAGAGACATTTTCTTTAATAGCTTTAGGTTTTCGTTTTAGTTGCTCATAGACAGAGGCGATGGTGTTAATTCGAAACTTACGCCCTTTTTCACTGATCAGCGTTCGGCCCTTAATATTTCTCCAATACGAGTTAACGCTTGGTGGAAATGGCAATGTGAGCACAAGTTCAGGCATAAGTCCCCCACAACCCAATAGCCAGCATGAGCACAAACCAAAAACCTATAAACAATACATATTTAGCTAGCATTTGCATCCCCCTGGTATTGCTCAAACCAGAAAATTACCGGCTTATCTACGAGCTTAATCATTCCGAAGCGTTCCGCAGTTCTAAAATTCACAGATGATTTTCTTGCCCTATCTGCTTGTTTCTTAATTTCTTCACGAAACACTTCGACGCTATAAACAGATTTAAATAGATTGCAGGGTGCGCATGCAGGAACAAGATTTTCTTGAGTATCGTTTTCAGGATTAAAACACTCTCCTGTCGCTACTATTTTTCCGTTAACCCTGTCGATTTTTCTGTAAATAGGCTCTACGTGATCCGCGTGCCATCCTTTTTCTGGTAACTCACAACCGCAGTAAGCACATCGACCACCAAATAACATTCTGAGTTTTTCGCGTTGGCTTTTAGTCACTTTTACGCTCCTGTTTATTCCGAGCTTTCAAGGCTTCATCAGTATTGTTCATCAGTGATTACCTCTTGCTGTTCTGACTAATGAGTCATAAGGCTCTGTTGGCAATTTACCCATGAGATCAAAATTAGAGGTGGCATGTTTTACCCATTTGATTGTGGGTAATGCGCGCTTTTTGGCCTTTTGTGTTTTCAGTTTTTGCAAGTAGGCCGATTCACCTAGTTTGCGTTCTTCAATTATCGCTTGGTAAATGCGCTCCGCCTCATTGGTCACAATGTAACGTACAGGGCGATCTTCATTGCCTACTCGTACTAATGCACCTAATCCATTCAGGTATGACAATGCTCTCGATGAGCTAGATAGAGCTATGCCTAAATCACGACTCACAATATGGCGATCAATCTTGTCACCCTCTTTATATTGGTTCAGTATTTGCTCTGTCGTTTTCATGCAACACCTCTCGACGCCAGCCACTTCATTTGCTCAATAAATGCTTTGCCAATTTGCTCTAATTCATCACGATGAATGTAATCGAATTTTTTACCCGTCCATGTTTTATCGAAAACAACTATTGCCCCAGCAAAGAATGCGCCCGTTGGTTTCTGCTTTTCATCTGCAGGAACAAACCACTCAGGAACGTCAAAGCCAATACGTCCTCGGATAAAACAAACATGATCCGCTTCTTCTGGCCACCATGTTTCTGATGTGGCTGCTTTTAATAAAAAAACATACCGACCGTATTGTTCACGCATAGCTAATGCATGACTCATGATGTGACCAACACCTGTTAAAGGCTGGCCTTCGTGATATGAACTACGCGAGTAAGGAGGATTGCCAAATGCTGAACCGCCGATCTCTTTCAGTTTTTCAGCCCAATCTTGAGTGAGTGCGTTGTCCTCAACGGTATAGAAATGCGGGCATTTACTGTTTTGACCATCAGTGAATAAATCTAAAGTAAACGGTCCATATTTAGAGTTAATACCGTAGTAAAGGTTATCTGGTGATTGCCATTGGTCACCAATTTCTTTTAATTTATGAGCAGGTTGGCTTTTTAACTCCTGTAATTTCAGTGCGTAATCAATCATTACTGAGCCTCCTGTGACATTTCTGTCGCTTGCTTCCAAATACTGTTCCATGCTTGGCGACCAGAAAACTCACTCATACGACGAATACCTGTTTTACCCGCTAGTTCAAGCGCAATTTCTTCAATACGGTTTTTAGGTTTAGAACGAGAACCAATCAAGCGAGAGAAAGCACTGTCACGCTCAACGGTATCAACTTGAACCTTTGGCTCATCCTTTGGTTTTTGACTACGAACGAATAGTTCATCAAAGTGTTTACGTAACTTACGAGGACTTAAAATGTTTTGGTACCAGAATGAATCTTTGTTAGCCCAATCGAACAAGGCACAAATTTGCTCATGAGTACGTCCATCGATTTGGCGCATCAAACGAATATCGTTCGCCCAGTCACACCAAGTAGGCTCTAATGCGGATGGATTCAGTTTTTTAACACGACCAAACATCCATTTTGCCGTTTTTAAATCACCTTCATCACCCCACTTTTGGAAGTTAGTGCTGTAAATTACTGCTTCTGGATAACGAGTTAAAAAATCATTTTTTGGCTTGTCGCTGGATTCGCCAGAATTCTGCGACGAAAGGTCTTTACTGATCTGTAAGTTTTTATCTGAGTTAAGATCTGTATAAAGATAGGATTCCTCACTTTCGACGTTTCCATGATTCTGCATTTCTGCGGTTTCCATTCCGCAGTTTCGACGTTCCGATTCCTCACTTTCGACGTTTCCATTCCTCACTTTCGACGTTTCAGAAATAGACGGGAAAATCATAGAGATAAGCTTATTACCATCTATCTTGTAGTGAGTAACGGGTGTGCCATTGACCTTTTTTGTCTTAGTTTCAATCACACCGGGAAAATATTTTTTACGTAATTTATCAACGAGCCGTCGAGCCTGCTCTTCACCAGAAAGACCATGAATTTCTTCTGCTAGTTCCTCATGGCTTTTATAGAACCAACCATCATCAGCACTTGATGAAACACCAGACCAGAAGACAAGTTGATTTAAAATTGCAGACAAGGCGTGAGCTTGCTGATCCCCCTTAAAAAAATCTAAATAGGGAACAGGAATAACAATGACGTTTTTCTGCCCTGACATAGCTTGTACAACATCAAAAATAGTCGTCATAGCAACGCCTCACTTAACTCTGGTGTATTTCTCTTTAAAACGCTGTACAGGTTCACACTGTGGGTCGTCACAACCATCAAGCATAAAAATAACGCGCTGTTTTTCTCTGTCATAACGAACAACATGAACAACGATACCTCGGTGATTTTTATAGTAGCGATCAAGTTGGTTTGGGTTCTCATTGCTCATTGCCTCGTCCTCAGCCCATTCTTTGAATTAAAATCATCTACCAGCCAACGCATAAATTGGTAGTTGGTTTCTTGGTAGCCATTTGGTACTTTAATTTCATAGACAAAACGGCCATCACGTATTGAAGCTCGCACTTGCGTGCGGCATGCTAAGTTTGATAATCTACTCATGCTAATTTCTCTTCACACAATTGAAATTTGCAAACCGAAGCCAGAGGCCGTACACCTTTGGCTTCACCCTTTCTGGATATAGCCATCTTTAATTTCTCTTTTGATGTAACGAAACATATGCATTCATAAATGTGCGGATCTGCGAAATTAAACCATCCAACATCATTTTTATTTTCTGCTCTTCTTCGTTATCAATAACGCCGTCAGCTAAGCTGTCCTTCATCAATAACGCTAAACGCCCCTGCATTTCGTCAACATTGCTACGTAATGTGAATAGTTCTGTCTGATCTAAATCAGCAGGGCTAATTCTGTCCACGAGTAAGCGATTTGATTCACGAGCGACAAATTCAGCAAATAAAACGGTCTGAGAAATATCTTGCATCGCTAATAGCTCGTTTAAATCAAACGAACGACAGCCGTTTTTCTCGTACAATTTGTTATTGAATGAAGTCAGAGATAAACCCAACGCCCCAGCCATCGCTTCACGCCCACCAGCTGTTGCCTCACACATTTCTTTCACTACTTGTTTTATTGATTGGTTACTCATTTCCTACCCTTGTTAATGATTTTTTGTAGTTAACTGCCTTAAACGGTTTTGCTATTTTGTTGCTGATAACGATGTGGGTATAAGATCTCTAACTCAGTTATTTTCCCACGATAAAAAGCTGTTAATTTTTCAGCCAGCTCCAAAGAAGCTGTTTGAATACCTCTTTCTAATCGTGAAAGATTTCCTACATCACAATTAATGGCATTAGCCACTTCTGAAATTGTTAGGTTTAGCTCTACCCGAATTTTCCTTAATGGTGTTTGCATATAGCCCCCTTAAATGCGTTATACGCATATTACCATAGAATCAAATATGCGCAATACGCTTTGTGTTGTACGCATAAATAAAGTTGAATTGAGGAATGAAAATAGGAACAAGAATTAGAGAACTGAGAAAGAAAAAAGGATTGACAATCCTTCAGCTGGCCACCGCTATTAATAGCGATGTGGGTAACATTTCTCGCCTTGAAAGAAATATACAAGGCTACACAGAAAACACTTTAGTAAAGATAGCTGAAGCACTAGGTGTATCTGTTGCTGATTTATTTACTGAAAATTCACCAGAGCCAGATAAAATAGAACTTATTGGTAAGATACCTTCTGGTTTAGTTCAAGTTCGAGGTGAGGCGTTCTTGGGTGTTGATGGCGCTGTTGATATGATTGAGGACCACAACGGCTGGCTAAAAATATATAGTGACGATGCTGATGCATACGGCCTAAAAGTTAAAGGCGACAGTATGTGGCCACGCATTCAATCTGGTGAATTTGTTGTCGTTGAACCAAACACCAATGTCAGATCTGGTGATGAAGTATTTGTTCGCACCGTTGAAGGACATAATATGATTAAGATCTTCAACAAGACAAGAGATGGTGACTACCAGTTTACCAGTATCAATAACTCACATAAGCCAATAACTTTATCTCCAGGTCAAGTTGATACTATGCATTATGTATCAGCTATAGTTAAGCCTACAAAATATATTGATAAATGCGAAAGTGAAACAAAGCTAACCCTTGTTCCACCATTGATTGACTAGTCACAATGGCCTGACGACACGTTTTAGGGTGTGTAAATTTTAGAGATAGAGATGATGAAAAGAGATAATAGAACTAAAGTTGTTCACTATAAAAGAGCCGTATTTATGAACTGTGAAACAACCCTACAAGATGTTATATCTTCGATTATATCCAAAAATGGTAGTGCATCAAAAGTATCTGACAGGCGAGAAAAAATATCTTCAAATAATAGTGATGGCTCATTCAAAGTTATCAATAAAAATGAAAACTATGAAACAATATTATTTGGACAGTTAATATTGTTTGAGCAAGGGAAAAGCCAAGCTTTAATGACAATTGATGATGATTTGGAATATTATGATATAAATTCAATAACATCTGAGCAAATAAAATTGTCATCTGATGAGAAATTAACAGAAGAAGATGCAAAAAAAATAAAAAGAGAATTCATAGATTCCATACTCCATTTTGGAATTTTTAAAAATCATGTAATGATTGTTCAATCAAAATCCCTAACCTCTAAAGATATAGAAAACCATTTAAACTGGCTGATACGTAACTTCTATGATGGTGTAAAAGAAGATACTGTACTAATTCTTCAAGATAAACCAACTGAATCAACAATTAAAATAATGGAGAAAACACCAGTAAAATCAATAAAACTAGGAAGCCTTCCATTAAAAGCTGAAGACACAATAAATCAATCTCATACACCAAATAAATTAGAAAAAGTAAAAAAAATAAAATACATGCCTATTGGTAAAGGTGGAAGTATTTTAAAAGCGGCATTAGGAGAGGATATTTTTAATGATCTAAACTTAGAAGATTCTCTTGATGACGCTAATATACAAGTTAATTTAGAGATTACTTATTTTAGAAAAACAACAAAATCAGGGCAAAGAGTCTTAGATAGTTTAGCCTGCTCAATGAGACATATTGATGAAGAAGACATACAGATAGATCTCACTGGAGGCGGAGTCATTAAAGGTGGACAATTAAAGCTTAAAGGTAACTTAAGCGTGCAATATAACAATGGACTGATCGATGAGAATCACCTATATTTAGTCATGCATAAGTGGCTTTTATCACAAGTCAAAGATGGAGAAATAGAATAAGGATATCAATAAATTAGGAGGCTATATGAAGACAAGTAGATTATTGTTAATAATGATTATAGCTTTCATCATTGGGTTTGTTTTAACGAAAATAGTTATAGGATATATTGACTTAAACAACAATATTACCCCATGGATTTTAGTTACATTATTTATATTTCCAAGCTCCTTTTGTGTACAAGCAATGCTGAAATTACCAGAATCTAATGAACACATTCAACTAAGTTCATCAGAGTTAAGACGGTTAAAAGGAATAGTAAGATCAAAACAACTAAAGCTATGTTTACTTGTTTTTTTCTACATAATTTCAGCAGTAATTATTGTAACTATGTTTTTAATGAAAAACTTAAATCTTTATTTTGGTAGTATTATATCAATATGTTTTGGCTTAATATTTTCCTCACTATCAACTCTGTTATATATAAAATCCATCATGGATGAAATTCAGTCTTTTAAAAGCTTAATGTTGCATAGAGATAACAAAGCAAAGAAAAAAAATGAGCTAATAAATAACCTCACAAATACAAATAAAGAATAGCCCTCCCAGCGAGGGCTTTTTTGTACCCTCTCCCCTCTAAAGAAGCGATCTCCATCCCAATCTGAGATTTTTAAAGACATAAATAAAAAGTCAAACGGATAAAACCCGTCCGTTTCTATTTTGACAAAAAACAATATATGCGCTTGACGCATTTGCGTGTAATGCATATACTGAATCTATAAGATAACAATCGTTGATGAAAAATGAATTGAATTGTAGGAGCCATCATGACAACTGAACCAGTAATCATACCGCCAGCTAATTTCTCTGATGCAGATGTTGTTGATTGGATGAAAGAGAAACTATCGTCTATCAAAGTCCTCGGTGAGTTAAACGCGAGACGTCAAGAGCTGGTGGATAAACTAGAAAAACTGGATGCTGAAATAGACAAGTACAAAATAAAAAGCGCTATTCAGATACAAAGTAAATGATTTTTATGTGTGAAGAGAACGTGTGAAGAGAAACAATGGCTGGCTGAGTCTTTTACCATTAAAAGGGGTTGTGGTGATAATGTTCTGCTCAGTCAGCCATTTTTATAAAGTTAGTTTTAGGATTGGTGGTTAGCGTTCTCATGCGAGATGCAACGCTAGTAATGTGATAAGACCTGATAAATCGACTGAGCTACAAATAAGGTAGCCAATACAAAAACAGAGCGTTCAGGAAATAAGCGAGTATAGCGACTCGGTGTTAACCACTAATCACTAAAACTAACTCAATAAGCAAGGGTACTGGCATTATTTGTGAAATGTCTTATCAGGATTATGTCAACTCGCTAGTGCCCTTTCTTATTGTGTGAAGTGAATAAACCGTGTGAGGAGAAATAGCGTGTCTCTTTTTAATCAAAAAGCAATGATTGTTTATAACCTAAACAAATCGGTTGATGCAGAGGAGTTAAATAGCTGCATCCAAAATTTAAAATGGGTTGAATGTAAGCCGACTGATATGTCTACTGTTGGCTTTGTTTCACCTGCATTCAATGATGATTTAATCTTTGAGTGTAAAGGACATTTGTTATTAGCAATCAGGAAAGAAGAAAAAATCCTACCTACTAATGTCATCAAAAAAGAAACTCAACATAAAGTAGAGAAACTTGAAGGGGAGCAAGGAAGAAAGCTAAAGAAAACGGAAAAAGCTACAATTAAAGATGACGTCATTTACTCTTTATTACCACGAGCATTTAGCAAATACTCAACTGTTTATATTTGGATAAACACTATCGATCATCAAATAGTTGTATTTACAGGAACTAGTAAAAATGCAGAGAGTAGCCTTGCTTTATTACGTAAAGCTATTGGTTCACTACCTGTAACTCCATTGAAATTTGATTCAATCGAAATGTTATTAACTAATTGGGTAAAAGACAATTCCATCCCCACTCAATTACAATTAAACGGTGAAGCTGAATTAATTGCTATTTTAGAAGAAGGAGGAATTGCTAAATTTAAAAAGCAAGATTTAATTTCAGATGAAATTCTGACTCATATTGAAGCAGGTAAGTTAATTACAAATTTATATTTAAAGTTTCAAGATAGAATTGATTTCACCATTAATAATGATTTTATTTTTAAAAAAATAAAATTCTCAGAGCAAATAATTGGAACCAACGAAGATATTGATAGAAAAAATGTATCACTGAGATTTCAAAGTGACTTCTATTTAGTAGCAGAAGAACTATCTAAGCTAATTAAATATTTATCAGATTTATTTAAAAAAACATACTAAATCACCAGTCAGGCATCAGGGAATTTTAATCTCGATTAATTCGAGAGGGATTTTTATTACCTAAATATTGTGTGGAGAGAATAATGTCTTATATTGCAACAGCAACAAATAAACATTTCTATTATCTCGATGTACGGTTCGAAGATATAGATATTCAAGATATTGCGACGGGTTTAGCTAATGAATGTCGCTTTAATGGACAAATTGATAATTTCTATTCTGTTGCTCAGCATTCTGTGTATACCAGTTATTTAGTTGCACCTGAATTTGCTTTAGAGGCCTTACTTCATGATGCCAGTGAAGCTTATGTCAAAGACCTACCGTCACCACTTAAAAAGTTATTGCCTGAATATAAATTAATTGAATTGCGTGTGGAAAAGATGATCCGCAAAAAGTTTGGATTACCTGAAAATATGTCTGATGAAGTCCATTTTGCAGATCTAATGATGTTAGCCACAGAAAAGCGTGATTTAGACATTGATGCAGATAGTAACTGGTTAATGCTTGAAGGTATTCCAGCTAGCGATTTTGCTGTCAACCCGCTAACCCCTCGACAAGCAAAATCCCTATTCTTACGCCGTTTTAATGAGCTTTATAAGGAGGTTGAGAATGGCTAACGGATCAGTAAACAAAGTAATTCTTATCGGCAATTTAGGGCGTGATCCTGAAATTCGCTACCTGCCTTCTGGTGGTGCTATTGCTTATTTAGCTGTGGCCACATCAGAGAAATGGCGTGACAAACAAACGGGTGAAAATCGCGAAAAAACAGAATGGCATCGTGTCGTTCTGTTTGGAAAACTCGCTGATATCGCCAGTGGCTATTTGTGTAAAGGCTCGCAAGTTTATATCGAGGGCCAACTACAAACGCGCGAGTGGGATGATAACGGCGTTAAACGCTACACAACAGAAGTTGTTGTAAGGATTGGAGGCACATTGCAGATGTTAGGCGGTGCTAGTAAATCAGCAGGATCACAACCAGCACAGCAAAACCCGCCACCGGCTCAACCTCAAGCACAGAGTAGTCAGCCACCAATGGATTTTGAGGATGATATTCCCTTCGCACCTATTGGGCTTATGTATCCACGCCATTTAATTAATGTGGTTTAACCTACTTACTCAGTGCAAGGATGCAATTAAGAGGAATGACGATGAAACACCCATCAATTATACAAATTAGCAACGATAGTATTCAAACGCTACTAATGAAAGGGGAGCATACCGCCAGCGAGGTGATTAATTCAGCCATTGAGTCTGGGGAAATAGATGAGAGTGACCGCCAATTTTGGGAAAAATACGACAAGGTAGATATTTGTTATTTTAAAGCAGTTCCCAAGCCTGGTTATTCAGCGTATTACCATGAATCAAGCAAAGATATTAAAGGTGCATTTTTAGCAACGGCTGTCATGGTTTATTGGTAATGATTAAAGAGGAAGAGAATGAAACCAATACTTGATATGTGTTGTGGCTCTCGCATGTTTTATTTTGATAAACAAGACGACCGAGTTTTATTTAATGATATTAGAGCTGAAGAACATATTTTATGTGATGGAAGAATTTTAAATATAACACCAGATATTATTTCTGATTTTAAAAACCTGCCATTACCAGATAATACCTTTTATCAAGTACTATTTGACCCACCTCATTTAATTAGAGTTGGTAAAAATAGTTGGATGTTTAAAAAGTACGGGCGATTAAATAAAGAGTCATGGAAAGACGATTTATCAAAAGGGTTTAGTGAAGCATTTAGAGTGCTTAGGCCTGGAGGAACATTGCTGTTCAAATGGAATGAAACCCAAATACCTGTTAAACAAATTTTAGCACTAACAGACCAAAAACCAACAGCGGTACAGCGTGTAGGTAAGAACGATAAAACGCACTGGATCTCTTTTCTTAAGGAGATCAGTAAATAATTACCACCAGCATTAACGAATATCTATTTAAACTGTGTACGGACAGTGTGGAGAGAAAATATGTCAAGAATGGTAAGTCTTGAGGCGTGGGCTATGTTGGAATTTGGTGAAGAATCCCCCAGCATAACGGTATTACAAAAATACGCAAGAAATAATCTTATCGCACCTCCAGCAATGAAAGTTGGTAGAAAGTGGATGGTCGATAGAGAAGCTCGTTATGTGGGTTATTTATCTTTACCAAAAATTCCGACTAAATCAACGGAGCGACTTCAGAGGATAATTTCAGATGGCTGCCAGACCGCGAACCCATAAAATAACCATTCCTAACTTATACCGTAAATTAGATAAGCGTAATGGAAAAATTTATTGGCAATATAAACACCCTATAACGGGAAAATTTCATAGTTTAGGCACCGACGAGCAAGAAGCGAGAGAAACGGCTATTCAAGCCAATACAATTATTGCTGAACAACATACTCGACAGTTATTAAGTATTAATGAACGGTTATCAAAAATTAAGACAAACAAGTCTGAAATATCTGTTGATATATGGGTGGATAAATATTTGGATATTCAAAAAGAAAGATTAGATATCGGTGAATTAAAAATTAATTCTTATCGACAGAAAATGAAACCTATTAATTTATTTCGTCAGTATTGTGGTACGAAAATATTGAAAGAGATAACTGCTTTAGATATTGCCGAAATAATAGATTCAGTCAAAGCATTAGGACATTCAAGAATGGCTCAGGTCGTTCGCATGGTGCTCATTGATGTATTTAAAGAAGCTCAACATGCTGGCTACGTTCCTCCTGGTTACAATCCAGCTAAAGCAACAAAACAGCCTAGAAATAGGGTTAAAAGAGAGCGTATGACGCTTGATGAGTGGAATACTATTTATCTACAAGCTGAAAAGCATCCCCCTTACCTGCAATGTGGAATGTTGCTTGCGTTAATTACTGGTCAAAGAATAGGTGATATTTGTAATATGAAATTTACGGATATTTGGGATGACATGTTGCATGTGCAGCAGGAAAAAACAGGCAGTAAATTAGCTATCCCATTATCATTAAAATGCGATGCCCTTAATATGTCCTTAAGGGATGTCATTGCAAGGTGTCGTGATGCCGTTGTGAGTAAATATCTTGTACATTATCGGCATACAACATCCCAAGCAAAACGAGGCGAACAAGTCACGCCAAATACATTAACCACAACGTTTAAAAAAGCGCGAGATAAGTGTGGGTTAACTTGGGAGAAAGGTACTGCACCAACCTTTCACGAACAACGCTCTTTGTCTGAGAGACTTTATCGCGAACAAGGAATAAATACACAAAAATTATTAGGCCATAAAACCCAAAAAATGACTGATAAATATCACGACGATAGAGGCAAAGAATGGCAAATTATTGCTGTTTAA